GATATTTGCTCCTCCTCACCCGGACTCTGGAGGTCAGTTGTAGCCTCAAAGCGCGGGGTGTTTTTCAGCTCAGCCTTTCGGGCTTTGTTGGCCTCAGCATATCGGAGACGTTTCTGCTTGGGTTCGATGGAGTCCGTCGACATTTTACCAAAGAGTAGCAGGACCCTGGATGAACGCCGCGCGGGATCCGAGGAGAAAATAACACCACCTCGCCCCGCCAAAGAGTTTAATCCGCAGCTTTTTCCAAACGAGGTATATTTAAACTTTACGTCTATGCACGGAATTCAGCCCGTGGTCGCTCGTATACGGGAGCTGTCAAGAAAAACGGTTTCTGCCGCTATGGTGCCGCCGTTAGAATGGTTTGAAGGGCTGCCAAGACTGGAAACTCCTCTAGATATAGAGCCGTTACATCTACCCTTTTCCGTATACCTTATTAGCGGGAACGCCGGCTCCGGGAAAAGCACGTGTATTCAGACGTTAAACGAAACCATGGACTGCGTCATTACAGGCGCCACACGCGTGGCTGCACAAAACGTGTACACGAAGCTATCCTCGGCCTTCACAACCCGCCACATCAACACTATTTTTCAGGAGTTTGGATTTCGGGGAAACCACGTTCAGGCGCAGCTCGGAAAGTACCAATACTCGTGTTCCTCAAGCCCGCCTCCTATCGAAGAGCTGCAAAAGCGAGATATAGTTTACTATTGGGAAGTGCTCGTTGACATTACGCGCCGCCTTTTCGAATCTACGGCATCCCGCAGTGAGTTTGAAAACATCAGGGCTCTGGAGCGCCTGCTTGGGCGCGCTCCGGGATCCTTGACCAGGCTTGCCTTTTGCACCAACGGCTCGCTACCGGCGTTTACCCGAACTAATATCGTCGTCATAGACGAAGCTGGATTACTGGGCCGCCATTTACTCACCGTGGTTGTTTACTGCTGGTGGATGTTAAACGCGGCTTACAAATCGCCGCAATACGCAGAGGGAAAGGTTCCCGTGATCGTGTGCGTGGGGTCGCCGACTCAGACGGATTCGCTGGAGTCTCGCTTTGAGCATAAAAACTTAAAGTGTCACGTCAGGTCGAGCGAGAATGTACTAACGCATATCATAACCAACAAAACAATTCGGGAGTACGTTTCTCTGTCTACCAATTGGGCCATTTTTATAAACAACAAGCGGTGCCAGGAGTACGAGTTTGGTGAGCTCATGAAGGTGCTAGAGTACGGGCTTCCGATAACGGATGAGCACATGCGCTTAGTAGACACCTTTGTGGTTCCCGAGTCCTACATCAACAACCCAGCCAACCTTCCCGGATGGACGCGCCTGTACTCTTCCCACAAAGAGGTGAGCTCATACATGACAAAGCTACACGCACATCTAAAGGTGTCCGGAGAAAAGCAGTTTGTGGTGTTTACTCTTCCCGCGTACACGTTTGTGAAGACAGCAGCATTTGATGAGTATAAAAAGATAACACATCAGCCATCTTTGTCGCTGGATAAGTGGCTCGCGGCCAACGCGAGCAGGGTGAGTAACTACTCCCAGAGCAGGGACCAGGACGCGGGAAAGACGCAGTGCGAGTACTACTCGGAACACGGAGTCGTAGTGGCCAAAACGGACGTAACTTATGTTCTCAACAGCCAGGTGTCGGTCACTACTCGCATGCGCAAGTTTGTGTTTGGGTTTAGCGGCACGTTTGAAACATTTGACGCCGTACTCAAAGACGACGCGTTTATCAAGACTCAGGGAGAGACGTCCGTGGAGTACGCCTACCGCTTTTTGTCGACTCTTCTCTTCAGTGGCATGATAAACTTTTACAACTTTTTAAAGCGCCCCGGGCTGGACGAGGGGAGGGTTAGGGAGGCGTACAGGCGCATGGCCGATCTAACAGCAAAGCTAATTCCCGGCGCGTCTGTGTTAGAGAGCGCGTGCGATAATCCCAGCGGGGCGCCGCTAAACTTTAGAGGTTTGACAGACACTCTAGGATCTACGGGCGGGGCTACAAACGACTGGGATGACGACAACGACGTAGTGTTTGCGGCCTTGAACGAAGGAGCTATAGACATGTTATACTGCAACTACGAGTTTGTGAGACCAGAGACCACGCAGGAGGTATACTCGCAGTTTCTTATGCTTAAGACTATGTTTGTGGGTAGATACGCCATCTTCACGGACCTGTTTGGCGGGGACTTTGAGTCTTCCCCCTTTGACACGTTTGTAGACAACATAAGCTATAAGGGGTGTGAGATTTTTGTAGGCAGTATGCGCGGGGGCGTTTCTTCGATCGCCCTCCAGACAGACAGCTACACGCTCATGGGGTACACGAGCGCACCGGTCTATCAGTTTGTGGAGGAGCTGGCGCGCAGAAAGCTACACGAGGAAATCGCGGAACTCTTTGGGGCCATGAACATGCCTCGCATGGTTCTGCGTGACCAGCACGGGTTTATGTCTGTGTTGAACGTAAACCTTAGCGAGTTTGTGGAGTCGGTGGACGACGTGGAGCTGGACATGGCCACCGCGGTAGACTACGGCCTGAGCTCCCAGCTTGCCATGACTATAGCCAGATCGCAGGGGCTGAGCTTAGACAAGGTGGCCATCTGTTTTCCCCGCAACAACCTGAGAATTAACAGCGTGTATGTGGCCATGTCACGCACTGTGTCGTCAAGGTTTCTACGGATGAACCTAAATCCGCTTAGGGAACGTCACGAGCGCGACACTGTCATAAGCGAGCATATATTAGCGGCCCTGAGGGACAGAGACGTCCAGATCGTGTATTGAGGTTAGCCACGCAAGCGTCAACAACCAACTGCGCGCGTGTTCCACGCAAATGGAAACCTGTAGCCCTCCCGTTACGTTCATTACATATGCACTGTATGGAATAAAAACCTCTCCTGCTTGGACCCTCCCCAACTTTGAACAGGTTATTTGTAGCTGCGATTGGGGGTACAGGCTGATCGCCGTGGGGGCAGAGTCTAAATGCGATGCCATGTCACAGGGCAGCTTTGTGATTCAGCACGGCACCTCCATAACGGCGTTGGTGCTGGACTGCGGCGTTGAGTTTTGCTCGTACGCGTTTACGCACGCGGAGAGCACTAGGGTCCCCCTGACCACCGAAGACGGGTCAGTGCTGGTGGTTCCCTTTTGTGGATGGGTCTGCGTCGGCAGGGATAGGTGCTTGCGTAGTTTGTCCGGCGGGGTCCTTACTATAAGCTGGGACACGAGCCAGACCGCGTACATTAGCGTTGCCGTTTATCGCCCACCCACCTTACAATGTCATGCTCTAGACCGCGCCCGTGTAGAAACTACCGCGTGTTCCACCGCTGCCATAAACAACGTCTCCGAGCCCTTATACGCCGACTGTGAAGGTGACCAGACGCAAGATCAAGATGGCGGTCACGATTTTTTGGAAACTATTCTGATGGAGTCTAATCTCTACGGTACCAACGGAGCCTCTGCGTTGCTGGAGCCGTGTTTCCCATGCCTTTCCAACGACTGACATTTTGCCCAAAAAAAACAATTCCTCTAAACCCGCCCCATTTAAAAAACGACAATAAAAAAGAGTTTATATAAACAGATAACGTTTATTTTGTTTTTTATAAAAACTTTGCGGGTTTTTACATGTGCCTCAGAGTGTTTCTTCTCGGCCTGGGTCGTCCCTGGTGAGGCTGTGCCGACCTGGTGGTTGTGGGTTGGGTCAAAGATTGTCGCCTCTGAGTATGGTTGGTCTCGCTGCGGCTGCCGCGGCTATCGCCGCGCTGGGTCTGGCTCTCGCCACGGTGATTGCGAACGTCACTACGCGGTCGCTGAGACGAACGCAACGTACTTCCCATGGCAGCATTCACTGGTGTGTCTGGCCTACCAATGGATTTTCTTCGCTGTGCGGCCATGGCCAGCGCCCCGAGCGTTCCAGAAGGCCTCTCCAAGCTAGTCAGCGGTCCGTTGCCACCCGCCCCGGCGTGTGTTCCGTGATGAGGAACCGAGTTTCGCCTAGACGACAGAGATCTGCGCCGGGGTTGCGCAAAGGCCTCCGGTTGCGGTCGGGGGAAAGCTGTGTGCGTTGGCGTTGTTGCGGCTGCAAGCTTGGCGGCAGCTCTGCTGTTCCTTTCTAGGAATCTGCGATAGTCATCTGCGGTCGCAGCGCGTCCTCGCCCAAACACGTCCATCCTACTCGCGGACGGTGGTTGGTTTGTATCGTATAGAGAGAAGCGCGCCACCCAGACACACTCACTTGGCCTGCGCGTCGGCTTCTATAACGTTATCCCTGTGGAGGTACACTTTATCCACCGCCGAAAATTCGTAAATGTACACGGGAACCACCGGATGTGTACGTCCGTCCGACGATCGCGTGTAATACTTTCTGGGTTTTCGCGCTTGAATTACAGACTGGAGCTGGTCTCTAATCTGCTTGGCGTGAGCTCTGCGACACAGGACGAACATCTGCAGGCTTTTATTGCTTCGCATGACCCGCTCCGAGGAGGGGCAGTGACGCTTTCTGCGTCGCGTCGAGCTGGCGCTGGAGAATGAGGAGGTTTTGGTGCATGCAATGGTGAATTTAGCCAGCGTCACGCGAAGGTCCTTTCTAATGGTGTCAGTGAGCTGACGGCGGCCGAGTTCGTCAATGGAGGATACCATAAACATGGTATCAAAGCCAACATAGTTGGCGTTCTCTCCGTCTGGGGCAAGACCCTTGAGAGATTCTACGGATAAGTCGGGTACGCAAAGCGGGGTTGGGGTGGAAGTGGTAGTGCACGTCGTGCAAGTGGGCACTGGTGGCCGTATTTCGGCGAGGTGGTCAGCCCCTGGCCCGGGGACCACCTCGACTGGCCACCCCCACCCACTAAGTACGGTCAAGGCGGACTCCATTTGCGGTTGCGGTTAGGCACAGGTACGAACCTGTGGAGGTCTAGCTTATGTACCCACCTGGTATTGGTAGGCGTTGTTTTCACCGTAAATTACTCAATCTGCCAGTCTACGGGCCTTCTACCTGTCTTCGTGAGGTACGCATTGGCCTCCAAAAAGTGTGGGCAGTCCCCGAAATTCACACGCGACAAAGGCGAAGGGTGTCCGTAGGTGAGCACCAGGTGGTGCTGTCTGTTTGGTGAGCAGGACTTTTGGGCGTGGGCTCCCCACAGCATGAATACTAGTCCTTGCGACGTGGTACACAGCCTGTCGATAACCGCCCTAACTAGCCTGTGCCACCCCAGAGTGGCGTGTGATCCAGGTTTTCCGCGTGAGACCGTCAGCGTGGTGTTGATGAGAAGCACCCCCTGTTCCGCCCACTTTTCCAGAAACCCATGCATGGGAGGCCGAAACGATGGGTACGATTTCTGAACGGCCGAATAGATGTTGCGTAAGCTGGGCGGTACTGGTACCCCCTTTCGGACGCTAAAGGCTAACCCGTGCGCCTGGCCCGGCGCGTGGTACGGATCTTGGCCCACGATAACTACACGCACCTTCTCGGGGGGTGAAAAGCGCGTCCAGGCAAAAATGTCTTCTTTTAGGGGGAAAACTTCTTCAACAGCGCACCGCAGTTTGTATTCGTTGAGAAGAAGTCTCACATACGGCTGTCGCATTTCTCTTTCTAAAATGGGCCGCCATGAGGGCGCTATATTAAATTCCCGCTCAACGTCTTCCCACGAGCTATGGCAGTTGGTCGTGAAGAGTGGGTGTGTGGACACGCTGGTGTTGATGAGAGTTACCCCCTGTGGTAGCCCGCAGGGTCGCCTTCGTTTTGGCGGGGGAGCTTCAATCTCACATGGTGCTGAGGAGACGACACACGCCGACCGGCAAGGTTCGCTGGTGGATGTAAAACTCTTTAATCCGTTTTCCTCTGGTGATGTATTGGGTATGTTTACAGGAGATGCCTTTGTTTCGTGATCACAGGTGTTACTCATCTTGAGGTCTTTTGTAGATTGGCGTAGTAGGAAGCCGGTATACAACTGTCCTTTAATCCTTCGGCTATGTCTTTAGACTTTGGTGGCGTCAAAAAAAAAGGCCCGTTAAAACAGCCCAAGGGAGGAGGACCCAAAGTCTCGTCAAGAGATGACTGAGATTGAGTAAGAGAATCATCTAAGGCGAGAAGCAGCTTCTCTTTAAAGTCCTGAGGCATGTTTCCATTTGTGACGTCTTCAGCCAATCCTTGAATGACGGCGAATGGGTTAACCCAAACAGGTTTGGGAGGCGTGTCAACCCACAAAATAGCTTCTGGGGGGGTACAATGAGCCTTCACCATAATTCCAGTCGTTCTATTTAGTAAATTTTTGATATTGGGAGATGTAAACAGTTGGCCTTTCATTATCGGTCCACTACCGCAGCTGGCCTCTAAAATACGCTTAGGTTCCCCCGGTCCCCATTTAAAATCTAGCTTGTTAGCCTTGATAAGCTTTGTAGTTGCTAGCCATGCTATCATATAAATTATTTCGAGCCTGGTCCAGCAGCACATTAACCGCCTCATTCTTTCGGGAGTCACAAAACTAAGTGGCGGTTGGAATTTTGTACATCGGTTTATGTACAGGCTGTTGCAAGACACACCCAATTAAAATTTGATACATTGAGTTGTTTTTGCGTTGATATAAACACCTACCAGTATACACGGTTCGGTTTAGTACGGACTTAATATATGTAAAAAGTGTCTAACACTATGTTATGGGGGTCAGAGGTTAGCCCCTCACCCTCTTGTTCCCCAATTTGAAAAAACCCAAAATTTGATTTTGGCGTTAGCGCTAACGCTAGGGCTAGCGCTAACGCTAGGGCTAGCGCTAACGCTAGGGCTAGCGCTAACGCTAGGGCTAGCGCTAACGCTAGGGCTAGCGCTAACGCTAGGGCTAGCGCTAACGCTAGGGCTAGCGCTAACGCTAGGGCTAGCGCTAACGCTAGGGCTAGCGCTAACGCTAGGGCTAGCGCTAACGCTAGGGCTAGCGCGCTGTCTACCAGCACCGGAAGTTGTAATATTTGTGAGCCCGGGCAGCCATTTTCCAAAATCTGTACTGTCATAGTTCTTGACCTTAATGTGTTATATCGATGGACTGTGGGCTGCCATTTTCTAAATTGCGCATATGCACCGCCCAGGAAGATGTCATACGCCCACCAGGAAGCGGTCATATGCCCCTGGGAGCAGGCTGTTGGGGGCTTTGATCCTGAAGAGGGGGTCTTTTGGCAGTGGACCGCGGATAGGTAAAAGGTAAGACCTTTTAATAGCAGATATACCATTAGACAGCGCGGGGGGCAGGCGTCCCGGGGGGCTTACAGGATATTTAAGTGGGTTCATAAAAAATGTATGAGATAGTTCTGTAGAGTCACTTTGTTTTTTGTTTGGTAGAAAGCCATTGCATTAGTGCGGCGTGAAGGTGTACCCAATTAACAAGATTGGAGAACGCTGTTGAGCGGAAAGGAGATGTAAAACCCCCAAACATCAATACAGCTTGGATTTGTGCCAGCCGTGATGCAAACCGGATTCAGCTAAGTTGCATTTACAGTTGACTTTGGGAGGGGGTGTAGCATGAATGGGGGCCACATTTTATATTTTTAATGCATGCATATTATACCCCAATTAGCCCCCATTTGGCAGATAGTAATATACAGCCATAGAGGTGTGATTAGAATTTGGGGTGATGTTCACATAAACAGCCAGATGGGGGTGTTTTATTTAGGTGGGCTTTTGTGGTATAAAGGAATGCACATGCTGGCCATCGGGGGGCGCATTATTAATACGATGGGAAACGCCTATTTGCGATGGTATCAGCATAAATCAATTTTCCATTCTAAAAATATCTATGGGATCATGCTATGCACGGTGGGTTAAGGTTAACAAAAGCCCCCCATAAGCAAATATTTTGGGGTGGTCTGTACATTAAATAGGTAAATGCATGGGTGCCTCTAACGTGTTTGCATGAAAGGGGTTAGGTTTGGGGTTGGGTTTTAAAGCGGTTATTACAGCATCGCAGTTTGAGGCGCTGTTTGAGAAAAGGAGATTTCTGCAGGTGCAGTGGTTCCCCTGGGCCTTATATCTTGCAGCTTTAGAAATCTGCTTTCTTAAACGGAGCTGTATAATCGTCATAATGCTGCAGAGAACGTAAACCTAGTGTTATCCTATTTTTAAAACACCTCTACTATTGGTTGCCCCCCCAACCCACACCTTTGCGTGAGTTTTTGCCAGTTTCCATATACCCAGGGTGGTGACTATTAACACTCTCAGACTGATATTAAACTTTTTTAAAAATAGCTTTATTAAAAATGGGGGTACAAAACTTTATAAGTGTGGTAAAAAAGTTATTGGTTTCTCCGGTATCTTTGGCAGTTGTGGGGGCATCGCATCTCTTCGGGTTCAGAGGGCTGTGTTTGAAACGCCCGCTGCAGGTCACGGACACGCTGACCCCCTTGTCTAATTAATGGGCTGGTGGATGTTATGTCTGGGTAGGGCACCAAAGGTACACTTTGCCGTCTCGGTCTCAGCAAAACATTGCCGCGCCGCCTAGCGAAGTCATCCTCCGTTCGTCTGCGCACGTGTTGTGTGCTACGCCCCCCAAAAATTCCTGCACCCTCATAGCTTTGGTCAACTGATACAACTGCAGCAGTGAGAGGCTCTGTAGTACGTGGGCCTGTACCCCAGCGACCAGAGCCAGCGGCTTCGCCTGTGGGGCTATCTCGCGGCGCCAGGGCCATAAACCTGCGCGCAAACTCCCGCAGGCTGCATCTAGGTCGCGCCGGCCGCTCCTCCGCAGAACTGCCAGATGGTGCAACAGGTTGACCCCGGGGGGGTTCTGCAGCCGACGACGGCGTGGGTGCAGACACAAGGCAGAGTATTGCGGAGTTTGAGCTGGTGTGTGGGGATGGAGGTAACACCTCTTCCTCGTCTGGGATAAGCACTGGCTGCTCGGTGGTATTCAGACTTCCGCTAACATTGGCAGGTTCGGTGCCACCATCGCTGTCCAGAGTTAAGTCTATGATGTCCCCGTTTTCCTCCCCGTGGGTACGGGGGTTAGTTCTGGGCTGGCGCCTTCTCAGTCTGGCGCTTCGCCGACCAACCGGTTCTGGTGCAGCCGGCCGCCTTCCCCGTCTGCGCCCTCTGGTTGGTGGTCCGGGTCTTGCACGTGCGGGTCGTGCACGTGCGGGTCTGGAGTTGTTTTGGCGGGGTGCTAGTGCTGGAGCCGAACTATTGTCCGTGCTGGTATCATCGCTCGTATCTTCCGGGTCTGTTAGATTGTTTGGGTCAACCTCTGTGTCGCTGTCTGTTTCTTCCCCAGACGAAGAGCTCGACGAAGAGTCGATGTATTCTACTCCTCTTCCGCTGGCTATCGGCAAAATCTGTCTAGATGCGATGCACAGTTCGGCCTGGATGATGAGATCCGTGACAAAGGGCGCCGTGTCCTCGTGAAACATCGGCCAAAACTGGCGAGTGAGCTCTTCCTCGTTACAGCCATGCTCGCACAGTGTATCCATAACAATGTTCCGCATCACCAACGCTAGATCTGGGGTCTCGAATAGCAGGTCGAGCCTGTCACACAGCCAGTCCACCAGGGGCTGTAGGCGGGGAGCCCCGGCTGTCCCATTGGCGTTGAGGGGCACAAATGCCATCGGTCCGTTCCACGCAGAAATATTGGCTGGAGTATTGCCAGTATCCACAGCCAAAAATTGCCCCTCGAAACTATCTTCATCTTCCTCGCTGTCATAGTCAAACTCCACGCTCACCTTGGTTTCTTTAAACTCGCTGTCACTCTCGATGGTGTGCACCACAGATTCGACCGGCACTTTGCAAAGAGGACAGGTCGGGTTTTGTCGTATCCAGCGCGTAATACACACGTAGCAGAACGCATGTAAGCATGGAAGCGCCATAGAGTAGTTGCTTGGGGGGTCCTCCAGGCAAATCGGGCACCGCTCTGCAACAGTTGCCATGGTGGCAGCGATTTTGAAGAGTTTCTAAAGAAAAGGCTGTATCAGCTGTTAAAACCAGGCTTGGTGCCATTCATATATCTGGCTGTAAAACTCACGTGGTTATGCACGCCCATTTAACACCACCCATATGCTTTAAATTAGCATTTTGAACGCATGCCAAATTTGCTCGGTATACGGTTCAAATGTATCGAACATCTGTATTAAGGGGTGTAGCATGGGGAGCCGTTTGAATGCAATTGGTGGGAGGGAAACCCCCGGGTGAGCACATGGTGGCGCTCTATTCTCTGCGTGTGTACTGCGATGCTGTTTGGGGTTGCCTAGTTAAGGGTTTGTCTACCGGTGCCATTTAACACAAAAAACTGCCATAGTCCCCCTGCCATAGTCCCCCTGCCATAGTCCCCCTGCCATAGTCCCCCTGCCATAGTCCCCCTGCCATAGTCCCCCTGCCATAGTCCCCCTGCCATAGTCCCCCTGCCATAGTCCCCCTGCCATAGTCCCCCTGCCATAGTCCCCCTGCCATAGTCCCCCTGCCATAGTCCCCCTGCCATAGTCCCCCTGCCATAGTCCCCCTGCCATAGTCCCCCTGCCGTGTATTATTAAACTTGCAGTTTACCTGCTCTAGGGGGGAACTACTGCTATTTACCACAACACCCCATGATGTGCCTATTAGCACACCTAACCGCCTTAGTGAAAGCGCAGTATAGACAAGCCGGGCATATAGTGGGGATAAACTAAGTGGAGTAGTGTTACTATGGGTTACAGACTATATCACTGAAGTGGGCACATCAACTTTTCTCAGCTACTCCTCAGGACAGCTTGGAAATACTCTAACTGTGGAATAGTCCCAGTAGTACCTAGTTTCCCCATCTCTCTTCCTCCCCCTTCCCGACCATCTCTAGCCACTGTGTAAGCCACCATTCACTACCTGTATACCGATCAGTGGTCTTTACTGACACGCTCTGGCTCTCTTGACCAAGTCTCTCTACCAGGGCCATCTGTTCAAGGGTCACCCGCCCGCTCCCGAGAGAGAACCTGGCCCCCCTCCGCCCACTACTGGCCCCCTCATTTGAATAGGGGGGCGTGGCCTTTGGGGGGGGGGTCAAAGTGACGTCACCGGAAGGGGTGTGGCCGGAAGCGGAAGGGGAGGAGCCAATGACGTCACCGGAAGGGGAGGAGCAGGAAGTGACGTGGTGGCAGTGACGTACAGGAAGGGGAGGAGCAGGAAGGGGAGGAGCAGGAAGGGGAGGAGCAGGAAGGGGAGGAGCAGGAAGGGGAGGAGCAGGAAGGGGAGGAGCAGGAAGGGGAGGAGCAGGAAGGGGAGGAGCAGGAAGGGGAGGAGCAGGAAGGGGAGGAGCAGGAAGGGGAGGAGCAGGAAGGGGAGGAGCAGGAAGGGGAGGAGCAGGAAGGGGAGGAGCAGGACCCATCAACCCGCCCATCAACCCGCCCATCAACCCGCCCATCAACCCGCCCATCAACCCGCCCATCAACCCGCCCATCAACCCGCCCATCAACCCGCCCATCAACCCGCCCATCAACCCGCCCATCAACCCGCCCATCAACCCGCCCATCAAACACAGACCACGCGGTTGGTTAAAATTTGAAAAAAAACATCTTTATTGAAAACAACCAGTCACCGAAAAGGGAAAGCCTGAAATGCCCACCGATTGGGCAGACATGTGAGCAATAAGGAACGTGGGCTGCTAGATACAACGCCCCCTTCGTTCCTCACATGTCGTCCGGGGAGGGCCTTCTTCGTCGCGTCATCAGAGGGCGGAGTGGGGTTGGGCGTCAACAAAGGGAGGTGGGCTCTAGGCGGAGTCCGCGTTGTGATGGGCGGACACATAGTTGTGGATGTACTGATTTTTTGTTTTTGTCCACAGGGAGGCGCTCCATCGTGTTCAGGAGAGGTATGGGTTGCCCCAGTCTCCCCCGTCCTCGTCGTCCGACACCACCTCGATCTTGATGGGAGCGCGGCGGAAAGCCTGGGCCGCGCCGGGACTGGGGCCGGGGTGGTCGGCCACAAGCTCCACGTCGCCGGCCCCGTCGATCTCGAGCTCGTCGTCGGACTCGGGCAGACACAGCTCAGTGGCGCCCATGTGGAGGACCGAGGTCGAGCGAGAGCCAAAGCCGGGCTCCCAGTCGACTCGCGGGGCTCGGCGGCGGGGGGCCTCGGTGATGGGCAGCACCAGGGGCTCGGCCTCGGCGTCGGGCTCCAATAGCGCCACCCGGCAGAACTCGCTCAGCAGCTCGGGAATCAGCAGCTCCGATGGCTCCACGGCCCCTGCTCCGCGCCGGCCGCAGGCGAGATACACGGGGCGCAGCCAGGCCCCGAGGCCCCAGCGGTTGGCCGCGCGGTGGCTCTGCGCAGCGCCCTCCTCAAAGTCCGGGTCGTGGAAGCCGAGCCCCTCGGCCTGGGCTCGCATGTCCTTGCAGCCGTCGTAGTCGGGCAGGACGCGCTGGCGGTATTCCCTCGGAGGCAGGGAACGCGAGTGCGCTCCCCGGCGCGAGTGTCCACCGTGTAGGCCACGTTGGCCGCCCGGCACAGCCTCAGGGGCGCCGAGTCCGGGTACAGGCGCGCGAAGGCGGCTTCGGCCCTCGAAAACAGTCCGGGCCCAAAGAGGGTGCTGGAGGTTAGCACCGCGCGGCTGAGGTGGCGCTCCCGGGGCCAGCGCACGGCGCAGGCGACCCGCGGGGTGAGGGCGGCCCGCATGTAGATGTGGTACTGGCTGATCGCAGGACCGTCCTGGGGCCAGTCCTCGCTGGAGACCGCGTCCAGCACCAGGAGCTTGCGTCTGGCTGAGCCCAGGCGGAGGCAGAGGTACTCGACGCAGCCGGTGAAGGCCAGGTCCCCGGTGGAGAGGAGCAGGACCCCCTGGGCGTTGAGGGCCGACACGTCCGGAGCTCCGGTCCAGTTGCCGGCCCAGGCGTGGGACCGCTTGGTGAGAACGCGGTTCCCCAGGGCCGCCAGCAGCGCCGAGAGTCCGCCCTTGATGTCGGACCAGAGGGGCTCGCGCCGCGAGCCGCCGGGGCGAGCAGCCGGGAGTCCGCCCAGCAGATCCTCGTCCTGAGCGGGGAGTAGAGGACCACCACCTTCACGTCCTCGGGGATAGGGGATCTGGTGCATCCAGGCATCCGACGGTCTCAGCGGTCCGCTCGCCTCCACATAACCGAAGCGCGCGCCGTCCTTGTCCGGCGGTCCGCTGCAGCGAGCCGCGATGGTGGCTAGGGCATGGGGATCGAAGGTGAGCGCGGGACGCCAGGCCTCGGGAAACAGCGGGTGGTCGATGAGCTCGGACACCAGCTCGGGGAGACAGTAGGCAGCGCAGGCCGCGTCGCTGGGCAGCGGAGTGTGACAGTCTCCGCGGGGAACGCGCCTGAACCCGCCCCGACGGTCGGGGCCCTCAGCTGGCATGGGTCCCAGGGCCCGGGGAACCTGGTGGCCCTGGGTGGCCACTCTGCGCTTGGGGGCCGGAGGGCTGTCGACCGGCCCAGAGGAGGGCTCGTATCCCCGGGCGGATGAGGAGAAGGCCGGGGCTCCAGCCTGGGCCGCCGGCTTCAGGGGCTCGGAGCGTCGCTTGCTGCTCTTGCCTCTGGGGCGCCCGTGGACGGCACGGTCGTCCGAGGAGGAGCCGGGCATCCCCTCCTGGCTGAGGGGGGCCGGGAAGGCAGCCGCCTGCGTGGAGCGGGCCTTCTGCGGCTGCTGCCCTTGGGAGCGGCCGCTGGTCTGCGTGGCCCGGCAGCAGGTGGCGGTCGTCGCCCCACCACCGCCGCTCTGGGAGTGCTGAGGGGACTGGGAGTGGGTCGAGGGGGCTGCCGCAGACTGCTTCCCAGGGACGGTGGGCCACAGGGGTGGAAGGCTCCCCTCCGCGGCCGCGGAGCCGGAGAAGGGCTGCTGGCTGCCCTCGCCGCCGGGAGAAGACGAGGAGGGCTGGGACCGAGTCGGTGGGGCTAGCAGGGACACGGCCTCCCCCAACAACCCCCCAACAAGGCTGGGTATGCTGAACACGGCCTGAGTAACGGTCCAGGCCGAGGCCCGGGCCCGGGCCCCCTCGGAGTTGTAGCGCACCAGCGGCGCCACGGTCCGGGCCACCACCAGAACGGCGCGCACCGCGAGGCGCAGCTCGTCGGCGCCCAGGCGGTGGGTAGGGTCTGAGTCCCCGAGGAGCCTGGTCCGCTCGACCAGGTCCCTGAGTTCGTAGAGGGAGAGGGCCGCAGTTTCCAACCCGGCCGGGTTGGAGCACAGCGCCTCGGGAGGGCAGGCGGGAGAGGGAATTTCGCTGGCGTCCAGTCCGGGGACGGCGGACGCCCCGCCGCGGAGGCGCAGAAGGGCCTCGAAGACGGCCTGGCAGGCTAGCACGCAAGCGTCCCCGAGCTCCCTGAGTCTGAAGGCGGACGGCCTGGGTGCCTTGGTCCCGGGAGCGACAGCGGCCGCGGCGGCCTTGCGACGTGGCCCGAGGGCGGCGCAGACCCGGGTGTACGCTTCGCGGACGCGGACTGAGACCGCCGGGGTTTCGGGTTGTTGCTGGGCTGGCGCGGTAGCGGCGGCCTGAGCCGGGTAGCCGGCCGAAACCCCGGCCGCGGTGGTGTGTGAGTCCGGCTTCCCCGCCTCGTCTTTCGGGTAGGCCATGTCCGCGTAGGCGCGCCGGAGGCTCTGGAGGATGAAGTTCTTCTGCGTGCGGTCGTAGCGGCGGCTCATGGCCACCGAGGCGGCCGCGTGCGGCAGGGCCCAGAGCGGGTTCCCGGCCGCCATGGCATCCCCGATGTGGGGCAGGGGGTTGGCCACGCTCCCGGTGATGAAGGAGCCGTGTCCGCGCGGAGCGTGGATAAACTTTTGGCAAAACTGCGCCAGGTTCTGGTCGGGCCCGCTGAGCTTAGAGTTCTGCAGCCAGGACATGGCTTCGCGGCTCTCGAACACCATGCGGACCAGAGCGTTATACTGCTTGGTAGAGTCCCCCATCTCCGGCACGAAGACCGGTACGGGTGTCTGCGCCTCGGCATAGCGCGAGGCGGCCAGGACTATCTCGGGGTCGTCCCACAGCCCGTCCCGCGAGTCCCCGGTCCCCCCGTATCGCACCCTCCCCATCGGCGGCGGATCCGACCCTGGCCAGGGGTCCCCGGACGGAGTGAGCAGAAGCTCGCGCTGGTAGAAGCCCGGGCCACACGGAGCCACCGCCGCCGGCGCTGCTGCTGCGCCGGCCTGGGATGAGTTCATGTCCAGCAAGTCCCAAGAGGCCGTACGCGGGGCCTCCTCGACCGGTGCCTGGGTCTGGGGTATGGGTCTGGGGTTGGCCCGCTTGCGCTTGGACGCTCCAGCCAGAGCCGATTTCGGACGCTGGTCCTTGGGAAGCCGGTGAGGGCTCCGGCCCGGCGGAGAAGCCATTCCCGCGGGCGGTTCGGGCCTCTCCAGCGTCTTGGCCAGATTGGCCTCGCGGACGCCCTCCAGGTACTCTAAAATGCGAGCCCCCGGAGGGAGGAGGCCTCCTCCCGGGCGGCTGGGCGCGGGCGCGCCCGGGGAAGCGGCACCGGAGCGGCAGCTCTTTGGGGTGGCGGCCCCAGCAGCCGGGCGATTCCCTCCACCGGAGGGCCCGGGAGAGCCGGTGGCCGACGGGGTCTTCGCGGCGTCCGGCGAGTGCCGCGGGCGAGGGGTCTCCTCCTCGCCGCCTTCGTCGCTGTCGCTGTCGTCGGAGGACGACGAAGAGGAGCTACTTGCCCCGGCACCATCCGCCTGGTCTTCCATCGAGGAGGAGGACGAGGACGACGATGAGATGGAGATGCTCCGAACCCGGGGCGCCGGGGACCTCCGCGGGGAGGCCGAGGGTGAAAACTCGGCATGCGGGGACCCGGGGCAGGTCTCGGTGTCGCTGCCGTCGCCGGGGTCGGCCGTGTCCCCGCCGGAGGAGCCCGTAGCCCGGCGGCCGTTCCCGGCGGCCGCGGAGGAGTGGACCAGCTTCAGCATCGCCGCGAGCCCCGGAGCCGGGCTGGGCGCGGGAGAAGCCGGCGCGGCTCCGGCGGTGGTGGTAGGGGCCGGAGACCGCTTCGCCTTCCCGCCGCGGGACTCGGGAGCCGGGGACGGCGGGATGACTACCGCCGGGGTGGCGAGGAGCGCGTCGTCCACCCCGAACATGCCCTGGCTGCCGTACAGCAGGTCGGGCGCGGTGGGCTGGGTGAACCCCTCTTCGGCCGCGCTGGCTGCGCGGATGAGAGGGTCCTCGCCGAAGTCGTTGCTCTCTATGAAGTCGTAGAGGTCCGTGGCGAAGTCACTGCGCTGGCTGGCCATGGCGTGCGAGCTCCGGCGTCGGGGTAGAGAACCGCCACACGAAGGGCTCGCTCGGAAGACCGAAAAGGGAAGGTTTTTTGGCGGTTGGCCGGTGGCGGGGTTCCGCGGCTGGCACACGGACGACGGGCGCCGCTTCTCTAACCTGGAAAGGCAGAGGCGGAAAAAATGTTGAGTTGGAGCGGAGCCGAATGGTAAAAGGGAACGCGAGCGGCCGGGGCCTCTCCCCCGCTTGGGTGGTAACCACGCCCCGTCAGATATCCAGGGTTTCGCGCCGAGCTCCGCCGAAGCAGAAGCCTGCCGGGTCTGCCCGAGAAAGGTATAGCCTTTCCCGGCCGCGGTAAGTATTACACCGCGCTATCGACCGCTGGGTCGAAGCGAACCTCGGAGCTCCTTTTGGCCAGCGTTGTTGGATGGGCTCTATGGCCTTCTTGGCACTCGCCCCGTTTTCTAACGCTTTTCCCGGGAGGAAGGAAAAATCGAAGCCGGTCGTGTTCTCGGGGGACTCTTACCTCCGAAAGCCGAAGAAGGAGTGCCAAAAGCGGGTAAGCTTTTCAAGATGCGATCGATAGTCCTGGAAGGCTGGCTGATCCAGTGAGCTGAAAGGCTCCCTAGTCTGCGATGCTACGATGGGTGAGCAACAGGTGCTTTATACTACTACGATGGGGTTTGTATCCTCCCCTTAGTGGGAGTGGCCAACCCACACTATTGTTCTGGATCGGCTGTTGACAGTGGGCGGTGGGCGTGTATCGGCTCTAGCCTATGGGAACCGGTCCCGCGCTTTGCATTTGCGTGCGCTTATCGCCTTCCCCCCGCTCCCACCAATGAGAACCCGTATGTCGTTTTTGATTTGCATGTGTTTCCTCCCCCGGAAGCGCGTCGCGCCAACGGGATGCCGAATGGCGCCTCTCATATGCATAAAGATGGACGCCCCCGGACGCCATGACACCTCAATGCACATCTCATCTGCATGCGTCTCCTCCCCCGGAAGCGCGTCTCGCCAACAGGATTTGGGATGGCGCCGCTGATCTGCATAAAGATGGCCGCACTCGGACGCCATGACACTTCCTGGTAAATCTCATCTGCATACCGAGTAGTCGGGGAGGAGCCTGGGGCATGGGCTTCAAAAGTAATTTTAATAAAAATGGCGAGCGTGATATTTCCGACTGAAAACGGAAATGGTGTAAAAAAGTGGGCGGGGAGAGGAAGGTGGGCGTTAACGCGTCTTTGTATTTCCCGGTTGAATCTCATTAAAGTTAAACCAATTAAAACATGTATCGCTCTTGTGTGTGTTTTGGGCGGGATGATATCTACGTGTGCTGATTTACATATTATCTCAAAAAGAGCCACGCGGCGGCGCTGTTTTAAAACACTGTTTTACATGCGCTTTCATACACGTCCGTATGGTGGCGCCCTCGTGTGTTAACCCTGGCAGATGCAATTACTACAGCCAACCGCCTCGTGGCGCCACCTAGCCCATTAACATGTGACGCCACGATGTGACGCTATACACTCAAGCCACTCCTGCCCTATCGGCGTAACACGGGTCGCCCTCCCAATATTTAAATGAAGTAATGGGGCGTGGCTTAAAACAGTTGCGGGGAGAGGGGGGAAATGCCCGATGCCCACCTTCCGCTCACGTCCACCCCCCTCCATGACCCACCCACGTTTTTTTTTGAGATCCTACCGCAAGCACGTACAATCGTCGTAACGTATAAGCGGTTTCCGTTCGTCACATTTTTCCCACGGGTACAGGGTCACACATAAATACCCAAAGCAGCCCCATCCATACACCCTGGGAGATACATATAGAGGTTTCACTTTCTATCGTCACACACCACCCCCCGTTATCGATTTTTTACCACGCGCACACAGAAGTACCCCTCCCCCCAGTACGGATAAGGGGGGGGTGTCAATAAAATTTTTGCTCAATAAAACCGAGGGGAGGGTATACGGTTAATGTGGTGGGGGGGGGCCAAAAAATTTTCGTGCGACGAATCGCATGGCTGGTTTACCGTCTGCGGTTATGGGGGGGGCGCTAAAATACGGGTGCTGGGTCCATACCCGCGTCAGGTAGGACCGGCTCACCGTGCCCACTAGTTGGCACTGTGCCATGCGCGCTCCCGATACAAGGGATAGGGTCGTGGAGCGGATAAGAAGTGCGAACACGTAGTGTTCGCACTTTGTTGCAATAATTATTATTATAACTTATTGGTGATTGGTGCGAACGGGCCTCTGTGCCAATCAGGGTAAAGGATTTGTACCACGGGACGCGTTTCCAATTTTCGTCCGATAATCGATAATCTATCGATTGAAAAGGCGTGGTAATGCACCTGTATCCGCCTCCCGGAGGGCGGAGAATATGGAACTCGTGTATATATTACCCGGCGGACTACCAGGTGTGGGTACACACGCAGCTTGAAACCCAGAGCTTTTTGACGTGCATCCACGCCACGGAAACCTAGCGAGGTAGGTGTGGGGGTATCGCGGGTGGTCGGTGGTCGGTGGTCGGTGGTCGGTGGTCGGTGGTCGGTGGTCGGTGGTCGGTGGTCGGTGGTCGGTGGTCGGTGGTCGGTGGTCGGTGGTCGGTGGTCGGTGGTCGGTGGTCGGTGGTCGGTGGTCGGTTATAATGTTTTTCCATTCGTTTACAGGCTAGAACGCCAACGGATACCCCAGCTCCAGCGACCCCAGCCCAGCTCCAGCGACCCCAGCCATGCCCCACGGCCAGCCGTGCGGGGCGTGCGACGGATCCTGCCGCATGGCCCAGCGGGGGACGCCGTCGACAAGCCCCATCATCCCGTCCCTGACCCCCTCCCCCCCGGCGGGAAACCCGTCCCCACGCTCCAGCCAGCGCATTGACGCCGTGCGCGTGCCCGCGAGACTCCCCGGTGGCTCGGACCATCCGGAATACGGCATGCCGCTTTCCCCGAGGGCCCTGCGCCCGTACCTGGCCCGGGGGCCCGGGGCGTTCTGCGCCCCGCCGTGGCGCCCAGACGTAAACCGCCTCGCGGGGGACGTCAACCGCTTGTTCAGGGGGATATCCACCTCCTCGATCCACGTGACCGAGGACTCGCGCACCTTGCGCAGGGTGCTGCTGGATTTTTACGCCATGGGGTACACGCACACGCGCCCCACCCTCGAGTGCTGGCAGTCCCTACTGCAGCTTCTGCCCGAGCAGAGCTTCCCGCTGCGCGCCACGCTGAGGGCACTAAACTCAGAGGACCGGTACGAGCAGCGGTTCTTGGATCCGCCGAGCGACCCTCCGAATACTCTCTTTGGGGAGGAGTGTGACGTGAGCGGTGACGAGTCGCCCTCCGAGGAGGAAGACGAGGCCAGCGTGGAAAGCAGCGTCTCGGAGTTTAGCCCCGAGGAGGAGACTGCCAGCAGCGAGTACGATAGCTTTTCTGACGTTGGGGAGGACGACTCGTGCTGCACGGGAAAGTGGTCTAGCAGCGAGAGCGATAGCGAGGCCGATACGCCCACCAACAACCACCCTACAACCCGCGCCAGCGCTGCCAAAAAGCGCCGCAGGCGCCAGCCCCCTAGGGGCGAGCGTCCCACCAAAAGCGCTCGCCGGTAAGTTAAAGAGACGCACGCGCTCTCTGAGACACACCAGCGCCACGTTTTAACCAGTAAAACCACCACTCGTTGTCACCTTGATTCACCACAACCCCTAACACACCCGTCAAACACCCTCCACATAGCCCCAAAACCCACTCGCCAACCCACCCATACTAGCACCAACAATTAACCAATAAAAGACATTGTTAACGTCACTCTCTGTAGGTTGGTTTCGTTTATATGGTTGTTTTCTGCCTGGCTGGGATGAATAGTTGGGTGCTTTGAACTCCAGCGGGGGGGGAGTGGGAACCACAAAACGGTTATTGTTTAGCGTTGTCCGTCTACGCTACTCGGGATAAGAGCTGTGAATCGGGAAGTCCTGCACCGTCACACCCAACCCCCTACGTCTATCGAAAAAATAACAACACCCCCGCAGGGGGGAGGGGAAAAGTAATGGGGAAGGGTGTGGTGGGGGGAGGAACAGCTATAGTCAACCACGCCGGGGAAATACAGCGCGCGGAGTGGCACGCGCAATCAGTGCGCCCGATCTCCCAGCCACTAAACCACGACGGCATGGACGGCGCGTACGGCCACGGCCACAACGGCTCCCCGATGGCAGTCGACGGCGAGGAGTCCGGAGCGGGGATGGGGACGGGCACCAACGTGCTGTACCCGACCAGCACGGACACCGCGGCGCACGCGGTCTCGCTGCCTCGCTCTGTGGGAGACTTTGCCGCTGCCGTTCGCGCCGTGTCGGCGGAGGCCGCGGACGCGCTCCGGAGTGGCACCGGGCCGCCAGCGGAGGCCTGGCCACGCGTGTACCGCATGTTCTGCGACATGTTCGGTCGCTACGCGGCCAGCCCCATGCCCGTTTTTCACTCGGCAGACCCGCTGCGCCGCGCCGTGGGGCGGTACCTCGTAGATCTCGGCGCGGCGCCGGTGGAAACCCACGCTGAGCTCAGCGGCCGCATGCTCTTCTGCGCGTACTGGTGCTGCCTGGGACACGCGTTCGCCTGCTCGCGCCAGCAGATGTACGAGCGTGCGTGCGCGCGGTTTTTCGAGACCCGGCTTGGGATCGGGGAGACGCCGCCGGCGGACGCCGAGCGCTACTGGGTAGCGCTACTTGACATGGCCGGCGCCGAGCCCGAGCTGTTTCCCCGCCACGCCGCCGCGGCGGCGTACCTGCGCGCCCGTGGCCGCAAGCTCCCGCTCCAGCTTCCAGCGGCTTGCCGCACCGCCAAAACGGTGGCTGTGGCCGGCCAATCGATAAACTTTTAAAAAATATACACTATATACTAAACCACACTTCAGCGAATCTGCCCGTTTGTGTTTCCATCTCTCTATCCCTTTCCCCCCACCGCTGCACCAACTATCTAGCGGGAGTGCAGACCTGGGGGCCAACCACCGGGTCTCACCGGTTTTATCTTTTCATTGGGGGAAAAGGAAGGGAGAAATTGTTGGTTGGGGTGGTTGTGGTAGTCATGGCGAGTAGGAGAACGCACACTGCTACTAAGCAAAGGCAGAGCTGGGAGCCGAGTGGGGCAGAGCTGGGAGCCGAGTGGGGCAGAGCTGGGAGCCGAGTGGGGCAGAGCTGGGAGCCGAGTGGGGCAGAGCTGGGAGCCGAGTGGGGCAGAGCTGGGAGCCGAGTGGGGCAGAGCTGGGAGCCGAGTGGGGCAGAGCTGGGAGCCGAGTGGGGCAGAGCTGGGAGCCGAGTGGGGAAAACACCCCACACACCCCCAACAATGCCAGGGTGTGTGGGGTGCCGCCGAGGATGAGTGGGACCGAGTAATGTGTGAGAGGCACTAGAGGGCGCCAGCAAACAAGGGCGTGTAACCACTAAAACTCCAGCACCACAAAAATATGGTTTATATGTTTTATTAAAAAGGCTACAACGCTCAATACAGGCCGTTCAGAAATACAGATTATTTTACACCGTACAAACTTTTTGGCATCAAACGGCCACGGGTGTGTCTTCGGGGTTTTCGGAAGACACTTGCGCGCGGCCGCGCGGCTGCCTAGACCCTCTGGGGTGGGGGTCCGGGGAGCTCTGGAGATCCAGCCGCATGAAGCTGGTGTTTACTTCCTGGAAGGCGTCTTCCGTGACGTGCAACTGATACTCAAATCCCAGCTTCATCACATAGCGCTCCGATGGGATGGGCACCCTCTTCGGTCCCTGCCAATTTGTGATCCCCTCGGCGATGGCGGGGGGAACCTTGGCGAATGCTTCTTCAGGTAGGGTGCTGGGGTCCGCGCTTCTGGCATCGGCGGCGTCGGCCCTGATGTAATAGCGCTCGTCCGCGGGTTCCTCCTCGCCATCGTAGTACTCCTCCGGGTAGAGGAACGGCAGGCGGACAAAGGTTCCGTCGTTCAGCTGCTTGTAGAACCGCTTTTCTATCTTAGGCAGCGGCAGGGCGGTGTAGCTGAGCACCTCTCCGGCCACCACCCCCTCGACCGGCACGCGGCACGGCACCTCGCTGGGCGCGACGGGGAAGTAGCCCTCGGGGACCTTGGCGAAGTACCCCTCGTTCATCTCTTCGCGGCACCGCCTGAAGTAGGAGCGCCCGAGCATGCACCCGAACGGGTTGAACAGGTGCTTACGCTCTCCCTTTGGTGCCCCCTCGCCGCCGGAGTTGGAGGCTCCACCGGCTGCGGCCGCTGCTGCGGCGAAGGTGGGAGCCAAGACGAGGTGGGGCGGGTTGGCATTGCGGCGGCGAGCGAGCGCACAGCGGAAGACCTCGGTGCTGGCGGTGGCAGCTGTCATCATGTCGGAGTTCATCGTGTCTATCTTCTTATTATTATATCTCTTCAAAAAGTTGTCTTGTCTCCTCTTCGAGAGGGAGATGCTGTTAAGGCTCGGTAGTGGTAGGCGTCAAGGCAAGGCTTTACGGGTGTAAAACCACTGCTCAACAACAAAGCGAGGTGAGGTACTGGCGAGAGTCCCCTACCTTTTAACGCGTGGATGTCCGGCCGAACACTCCCCAGAGTAGGCGTTCCGTCCACGTCACGTCTCCGGTTTGGCGGGCGGCCGCGGGGCGAGGCGTCTCGGCGGCGGATCGAGGGGGTGTGGGAGCGCGCGAGCGCCGCTTCGGGGCGCGCCTCCCCCCCTCCGACGGCCGCCTCCTCGGGGAGGAATTTTCCCGCAGGCGCCCGGGGTCTACTACCGCGTAAATTAACCGCTTAACTGTTGGTGGACAAACTATTGAATTCGAGCTATGTTTGGAAAACCCACACCCACTCTCTATGGTGTTTTCTCCACCCGCTGCTTTGAGTGGCTGTTTATGATCAACAGTGGTCCATGGTATTGTCTCAAATAGTTTTCCACATACGAAGGGAGGCTGCCAAGATTTTTGAAACTCCCCTGCTATCTCTGCGTATAACATTCGTTTAGGACCGGGTATCAGGTCAAATACTGGCCTGCACAAGTCTGCTGCCCCCAGCACCCAGAGGTGATAGGGATGATTAATAATAAGGCTTGAGTTGAGGTGGTTATAGCCAGAGAGTACAGAGAGCCACTCTACGCTCACACCCATTCTATCCTCGTGGTAAACCACTCCATTTCTATCGAGAGCTATGGCTGTAGCCCCCCTGGTTCTAACTATAGGCCTGCACGCCTTGGGTAGGGTCAATAAACTCGATGAAAATCTGTAGAGGTCGGCAGAGCGGACCACTATTGGTATTCCAAGCGGTTCAGATGCCAATACGAAACATTGCCGGCTCAAAAACTCCCACAGGTGCCCATCAACGTCGATGGAACTGTTTGGCAATGCTTTGTGCCTGTCAACCACTGTAACAACTGTAATTAAGACCACACCCATGTTATTAACARATGGGTGGGTTGAAYCAACTCCATAAATTTCAGCAGAGCTGCTCTAGATACGCACTCTGTTGTGAAAAAGACTCGCCGTGTGCCAACCCCCATAGCTTTATAGTCCCACGCCCACGGCATCGGAATGGAAAATAAACAACACGACCACCTAACCGACTGGTTTTCCGGTACGAGCGATGCGTCTGAATCGATGGATACCACACCTCCGCTACCACCTCCCATTCACTCGGTGGATCCCTGCTACCGCGGTGCAGCTGCGGACGAAGACCTGTACTCTGACATAAGCGAGGGTGATCTCGAATACAGCGACTGTGATAGCGCCTCTGAAAGCGATGAGGATGACGACGATGTGCTTCTACCATCAAAAGAAAAAGCTAGGGAAGTGGCTGCATCGTTTGGGTACACGGTCATCAAAACGCTTACGCCGGGTGCTGAGGGACGTGTGATGGTGGCAACCAAAGATGGTCAGCCGGAACCGGTTGTGTTGAAGATTGGTCAAAAGGGGACTACTCTCATCGAAGCCATGATGCTGAGGAATGTGAGCCATCCCTCCGTAATACGAATGAAGGACACCTTAGTATCGGGGGCTATAACGTGTATGGTGCTGCCTCATTACAGCTCGGATCTGTACACCTTTCTGACTAAGGGAGCGAAGCGTATTCCCATGGATCAGGCTTTGATTATAGAAAAACAGGTTCTCGAGGGGTTGCGGTATCTGCACGCACAGAGGATTATCCACAGAGACGTTAAGACTGAAAATATTTTTATAAACAGCGTTGATCAAGTATGTATAGCTGACTTTGGGGCCGCCCAGTTTCCTGTTGTGGAACCAACGGACCTAGGCTTGGCTGGTACTGTCGAGACCAACGCCCCGGAAGTTTTGGCCAGAGCAAAATACAACTCCAAGGCAGACATTTGGAGCGCCGGCATCGTTTTGTTTGAAATGCTCGCCTATCCATCAACTCTATTCGAAGACCCTCCGGGTACCCCAGAGGAGTATGTGAAAAGCTGCCACTCGCAACTACTGAGAATAATTTCAACGCTCAAGATAAACCCAGAGGAGTTTCCGCGGGAACCAGAGTCTAGGCTCGTGCGCGGATACATTGAATACGCCAGCCTCGAGCGTAAGCCCTATACGCGCTATCCCTGCTTTAAACGCGTTAACCTGCACATCGACGGGGAGTTTTTGGTTCACAAGATGCTAGCGTTTAATGCCGCGATACGCCCATCGGCCGATGAGCTGCTGTCATACCCAATGTTTGCACAACGTTAGGATGACTAACCTGTTTCTGGGAGGAGACAGCGTGGGCGACGGTGTATAAAGTTAGTCTGCTTTCAAGCCCTACCATTGCGCTACAGTGCCACCAACTGTAGAGCGGTAGTAAGCTGCAGTGATGTTGACTCTCGCAGCAGCTCTGAGTCTGCTCAGCTTGCTTACGAGCGTAACCGGACGGCTCGCCCCAGATGAACTCTGTTATGCCGAACCACGCAGGACTGGCCACCCGCCAAACACCCAGCCCGAACGCCCACCCGTAATATTTGAGCCCCCAACAATTGCGATTAAAGCTGAATCCAAGGGTTGCGAGCTAATTTTATTAGATCCACCCATAGATGTAAGCTATCGCAAAGAAGATAAGGTGAACGCGTCCGTTGCTTGGTTCTTTGACTTTGGGGCTTGCCGGATGCCCATCGCATACAGAGAGTACTACGGTTGTATTGGCAATGTTATTCCCTCTCCCGAGACTTGTGATGCTTATTCATTTACTCTCATTAGAACAGAGGGTATTGTAGAGTTTACCATCGTAAACATGAGCCTACTGTTTCAGCCTGGAATATACGATAGTGGTAATTTTATTTACAGCGTTCTCCTGGACTACCACATATTTACAGGACGCGTAACGTTGGATGTGGAAAAAGACACAAACTATCCATGTGGCATGATTCATGGACTTACTGCTTACGGAGACATCAACGTAGATGAGACCATGGACAACGCCAGCCCTCACCCGCGTGCCGTGGGGTGCTTTCCCGAGCCCATCAACAACGAAGCGTGGGCAAACGTTACATTTACTGAATTGGGAATACCAGACCCAAACTCATTTCTTGATGACGAGAGTGATTACCCAAATATATCAGACTGTCACTCGTGGGAGTCATACACCTATCCAAATACGCTGAGGCAGGCCACCGGACCCCAGACCTTGTTGGTAGGTGCAGTTGGACTCAGAATCTTGGCTCAGGCATGGAAGTTTGTTGGTGATGAAACGTACGACACCATCCGCGCAGAAGCAAAAAATCTAGAGACCCACGTACACTCCAGTGCAGCGGATTCGTCTTCCGAAAACCAATTGTCGCAGGAAAACGTAAACAATCCCGAAGTTGCCCACCTGCGAAGCTGCCAAAACGAAGACAATGCACACACAGGGGGTGTGTTAAACGGCCTTCAGGACTGTGATAATCAGCTAAAAACTGTGTATATTTGCTTGGCTCTCATTGGACTCGGCACATGTGCCATGATAGGCCTGATAGTTTACATTTGTGTATTGAGGTCCAAACTATCCTCCCGGGAGTTTTCGCGCGCGCAAAATGTAAAACATAGAAATTACCAACGACTTGAGTACGTTGCTTAACACCTGTCAAATAAAAGTTCCAAATCGAAAACATTGTTGTCTGTAATAACTGAGTGTGGTTTTAAAAATACTAAATCGCGGCAATTCCGGAAATAGCTCCATACAAAAGGAAGGGTTGCTGGTGTTTAGAAAATAGTCTCCCCGTTCATGAGTTTCGCGTAGAGGTCTAACTCAACCGCGACGGGGTTCATCTCTGCGCGCAAACTCTTGCTGTGTATGGCTGTTAGTATATACGCCATAGGTGCCACGACAACTACTGAGACTACCACCTCGAGCTTGTCCACGTCTGGGAGTAGCCAGTCTACATTCAGTGGTACCCCTAATAGCAGTTCTCCCACTACGAGACAACCTACCACATCTTTATCTACCCCCACCACAACCCACACATCCTCCCCATCTCCAACCTCTACCCAATCGTCTTCAACGTCGTCAACAGAGGCGACAAGCTCGTCCACAGCCTCTACAGCGTCCAGCACCACCTCTTCTCCCACATCAACAGAGACCACCACAACCACTCCAACTGCATCTACAACGACCTCCCCAACACCTACCGCCGCACCCACAACAGCCGCTACAACCACAACTGGTACTACAACCGCTTCTACATCAGCAGAAACCACCACAGCTACTACGACTGCTACCTCAACTCCAACCACAACTACGCCTACGTCCACAACAACTACTACAGCTACCACCACTGTTCCAACAACCGCTTCTACAACAACTGATACGACCACAGCAGCAACGACCACAGCAGCAACGACCACAGCAGCAACGACCACAGCAGCAACGACCACAGCAGCAACGACCACAGCAGCAACGACCACAGCAGCAACGACCACCGCGGCTACTACTTCCTCTGCAACCACCGCGGCTACTACTTCCTCTGCAACCACCGCGGCTACCACCACCGCGGCTACCACCACCGCGGCTACCACCACCGCGGCTACCACCACCGCGGCTACCACCACCGCGGCTACCACCACCGCGGCTACCACCACCGCGGCTACCACCACCGCGGCTACCACCACCGCGGCTACCACCACCGCGGCTACCACAACGGGGTCTCCAACCTCTGGTTCAACATCTACTACAGGGGCTTCCACGTCCACCCCCTCAGCTTCCACTGCCACACCTGCCACTCCCACATCGACGTCAACATCAGCTGCGGCTACTACATCTACCCCTACCCCAACTTCAGCTGCAACATCAGCAGAGTCTACCACAGAGGCTCCAACATCCACACCCACTACTGATACGACCACCCCTTCGGTGGCAACCACAGCTACTACATCACCGGAGTCTACCACAGTTTCAGCCTCGACTACCTCTGCTACGACCACGGCATTCACAACCGAGTCCCGCACATCGCCGGATTCGTCTACTGGGTCTACATCCACAGCCGAACCCAGCTCAACGTTTACTTTAACACCTTCTACTGCGACCCCCTCCACGGATCAGTTCACAGGGTCATCTGCCTCAACAGAGTCTGACTCGACCGACTCTTCCACCGTGCCCACGACTGGGACTGAATCTATAACAGAAAGCTCATCGACCACCGAGGCGTCAACTAACTTGGGATCGTCAACCTACGAGAGTACCGAAGCCTTGGAAACTCCAGACGGGAATACAACTTCCGGAAATACCACCCCATCACCTTCCCCGCGTACCCCAAGCTTTGCTGATACCCAACAGACCCCAGACAATGGTGTATCAACCCAACATACCACCATCAATGACCACACCACCGCCAACGCTCAAAAACACGCAGGGCACCACAGAGGTCGCGCAGGGGGTCGTCGGGGTAGCCCTCAGGGGGGTCACACACAACACCACACCCAGACCGTTTGACTCCTTCTCCAGACGACACCTATGACGATGATACAAATCACCCTAACGGTAGGAACAATTCAATAGAGATCGTGCCTCAGCTCCCGCCAGACCGACCCATCATAGAGCTGGGGGTGGCGACTCTCAGAAAAAACTTTATGGAGGCGTCCTGTACTGTGGAGACTAACTCAGGCTTGGCGATTTTTTGGAAAATCGGCAACGCAAGCGTAGACGCGTTTAATCGGGGAACTACTCACACTCGGCTGATGCGCAATGGGGTACCGGTTTACGCCCTCGTATCTACGCTTAGAGTTCCGTGGTTAAATGTTATTCCACTAACAAAAATTACTTGCGCTGCTTGCCCCACGAATCTAGTCGCCGGCGATGGGGTGGACCTCAACTCATGTACCACCAAATCAACCACAATACCGTGTCCGGGCCAACAGCGCACCCATATTTTTTTCTCTGCGAAAGGGGACAGGGCTGTGTGTATCACATCAGAACTGGTGTCCCAGCCCACAATAACTTGGTCAGTTGGATCAGATAGGTTGCGTAACGATGGATTTTCTCAGACGTGGTATGGAATACAGCCCGGGGTGTGTGGTATACTGCGCAGCGAGGTTCGCATTCACCGCACCACCTGGCGCTTTGGATCAACATCAAAGGACTATCTCTGTGAGGTCAGCGCATCGGACTCAAAGACGAGCGATTACAAAGTGCTACCCAACGCCCACTCAACTTCCAACTTCGCTTTAGTGGCTGCGACCACGCTAACAGTGACAATTTTATGCCTGCTGTGCTGCTTGTACTGTATGTTAACCCGCCCCCGAGCGTCTGTATATTAACTCAAAAATTATCCCTTGGCCTTTACAACCAGTGGTGGCGTGTATGCAGAAGCGTGCCACCGCCCTGGTACGTGTTTTTCAATAAACGAAGTATGTCTACCTTCAAGCCAATGATGGACGGATGTTTGGTTTTTACAGTTGCCATTGCGATATTGAGTTTTGTGCTATCGGGGGGAACATGCGAGAAATTCAAGCGCGCGGTTCGAGGACGCCAGAATCGGCCAGAAGAGTTTCCACCGCCACGCTATAACTTTACAATTGTGACAAAATACAACGCGACTGCGCTAGCATCACCGTTTATTAACGACCAAGTAAAAAATATTGACCTGCGGATTGTTACTGCTACGCGCCCATGTGAAATGATAGCGCTGATCGCTAAGACAAACATAGACTCCATCCTGAAGGAGCTGGCCGCTGCCAAAAAAACTTATTCAGCTAGACTAACCTGGTTTAAAATTATGCCCACGTGTGCAACGCCTATACACGACGTTACTTATATGAAATGCAATCCAACGCTATCATTTGGAATGTGTGATGAGAGATCAGACATACTATGGCAGGCTAGTTTTATTACTATGGCTGCTGAAACTGACGATGAACTTGGACTTGTAATGGCAGCCCCTGCACACTCTGCCTCGGGACTGTATCGGCGCGTTATAGAAATTGATGGCAGGCGAATCTACACAGACTTTTCTGTAACTATTCCCAGTGAACGGTGTCCAATCGCCTTTGAGCAAAACTTTGGCAATTCAGATCGGTGTAAAACTCCAGAGCAGTACTCGCGAGGAGAAGTTTTTACAAGCCATTTTCTTGGTACATTCAACTACCGACAAGGTGTGCATCTAACCTGGGTAAAGTACTGGTTTGTGTACGATGGTGGAAACCTACCAGTGCAGTTTTACGAAGCTCAGGCGTTTGCAAGACCCGTGCCTCCGGATAACCACCCTGGATTTGATTCTGTAGAGTCGGAAATTACACAAAATAAAACAGACCCAAAACCTGGCCAGACAGATGCCAAACCGAATCAGCCTTTTAAGTGGCCAAGCATTAAACACTTGGCACCAAGACTCGATGATGTGGATAAGGTCATAGAGCCCACAACAAAGCCACCACAAACGTCTAAGAGCAACTCTACGTTTGTGGGCGTCAGCGTTGGTTTGGGTATCGCTGGCCTAGTATTGGTGGGAGTAATTCTATACGTCTGCTTGCGTCGGAAAAAGGAACTGAAAAAGTCTGCACAAAACGGCTTGACTCGCCTACGCTCTACCTTTAAGGATGTTAAATATACCCAGCTTCCGTAAACAGTGTTGCGTAACATGCTGGGAGGTGTTCACGGCCTTAAAGCTTCGCGGTGTGGAGATATAACGCACAACCTACAGCAAACGCGACACAGCAAGTAGTCGCTATGGCCAAACTCACTGAATTGTCCAGCGCTGCGATATTACTGTCTCTGGCTATATGTTCAACCGCAATCATATATCGAGGAGAACATATGAGCATGTACCTAAACGCCAGTTCTGAGTTTGCCGTGTACCCCACTGATCAGTCCCTTGTTTTGGTTGGCCACTTGCTCTTTCTCGACGGACAACGCTTACCCACCACCAACTATAGTGGGCTGATCGAATTGATTCATTACAGCTACGCCAGCGTTTGCTACACTGTTATTCAAACGATATCGTATGAATCATGTCCGCGTGTAGCCAACAGTGCTTTCAGATCGTGCCTCCACAAAACTTCTAAGCACAACCACAACTATTTTCGAGTCAATGCCTCTGTTGAAACCAACGTTCTCTTAAACATCACAAAACCACAGCCTACAGATTCCGGGGCGTATATTCTTCGCGTAAAACTTGACCATGCCCCAACCGCAGATGTTTTTGGAGTTTCCGCCTTTGTCTATGATCTAAAATCTAAAACTGTCCCCGATACAGTGGCAACCACACAAACGGTAAAACCTACAACTAGCTATGTGGCAACTCCCACATACAACTATACCAATGACGTAATTACCAAAACTGAATCCACCTCAACGTCTACCCAACAGACGATGGCTTTCACCCAAACCCCCAGCGCTACATGGGGAACCCAGCTGACCACAAAGCGGTCGACAAACGAAACTGTGGTTATTGGTCACGAGGCTCTGTTATGCCACTGGTTCCAGCCATCAATGAGGGTGCCAACCCTGTATCTGCATCTGTTGGGACGCACTGGCAACCTCCCGGAAGATGTTCTGCTGGTAGAAGACTCTGAGATTCTTCGTGCTCCATCGCCTGAACCTAGGCCTTCTACATCACCCGAATACGATGATGAGTTTAAACAAACAAACTCAACTTCCCTTAAGGCGCGCAACAAGATTGTCGCGATGGTTGTCATCCCGACCGCGTGTGTCCTAATGCTTCTGTTGGTGGTTGTCGGTGCTATCATAAACGGTGCCGTGCGCAAACATTTATTGAGTTGCGCAAGCCGTAGAATCTACCGCTCCGGACAGGGGGGCACATCGGCAGCCGAGCGGAGACGGCTGACTTGCGGTCCAACTTTAGCCGCGTCATCGGAGTCGCTGGCCGACGATACAACGTCATCACCTCCAACCCCCAAACCTTTGAAGAAAACCAAGTTGGAAACCGATCCGCTTATGGAACAGATGCACCGGAAACTAGAGGCCATCAAAGAAGAATCATAATTGTGGGGGTAGATGGGGTGGGTATTAAAGTTTCTGTATTATCGCCTTTATATTTATTAAAATTTGTGAAACATAAACATCTTGTGTAATGTTTACATTATTTGTGATTGGGACGGTCCCCCGGGAGGTGGTACAACTTGGGTTTAAAGCTCTGGATGTTTGGTAGTAAACCCACAGTTCTTCACTTTGGCGTCAAAGCAATCAGACGTCTAATTCAAAGTAGAACGTCAAATGGAGCTGTTGACCACAGGTCGCGCTTGTATATTTTTTGCGCTAATAACAGTACTCGATGCGTGGGGAGTCCAACAAGTTGAACTTTCCGAGGGGGCTTGGGCTATGATCGACGGAAGGGACGTGTTAACCCCTACCAACACAACTACGCGGGTCACAAAGGCTTGGACGTTTTTGGAGACTCCCCCTGGCTGTGCTGGCGACATATCAGTTAAGAAGGTGTGTGTAAGTCCTAGTTTGTGCGAAGATAACATTATAATAGGAAAGCACTGTAACCTCTTAACGGGGGAACACGGCATTGCGTTGGCCGAGTTTAACGTAGTAAACGGATCGCTGCGCAGAACAGACGATGTGTACTTTGTGAATGGTACGGTTTTTCCAATCCTTGCCGAGACCCGCAGTGTCCTACAGATCCATAGGGCAACCCCCTCTATTGCGGGGGTTTACACCCTCCACGTTTCTATTGACGGAATGATGAAACACTCCGTCGTGCTGCTCACCGTCAAGAAGCCGCCCAAACAACCGCAACCACGCTTGCGCGTTAAGACCCCGCCACCCGTAACCGTTCCTCAGGTTTTAGTAAAAACCCACACAGATTTTGTGGTGCACGGATACCACTCGCGCGTGTATGCTGAGGGCGAATCTTTCGACCTGTCGGTGAACCTGGAATCCCATATCGTAGAGCCCAGCTTTAGCGCAGAGATCCAGTGGTACTATATGAATACATCATCGTCATCATGCGATCTATTTCGAGTTTTCGAAACCTGCATCTTTCACCCTACCGCCATGGCCTGCCTGCACCCGGAACAACACACCTGCTGCTTCACATCACCTATCAGAGCGACCAAGATCCTACACCGGGTGTATGGAAACTGCAGCGATCATGGAAAGTCGTGGCCTTCTAGGTGCCATAGCACTCTGCTGGGCAATCGTCCATACTTTATCCAACCAGCACAAAACAGAGTGGACCTGTTGTTCAAAGACACCCCCATGTCAGCTACTGGGCTGTATGTGTTTGTATTATTGTACAACGGACATCCGGAGGCGTGGACGTATACGCTGCTGTCAACCGCAAATCACTTCATGAATGTGCTTACTGACGTGACCCGCCCACGGCTAGGAGAGCACTTTTATACGGACCACGGGCACAAAATCTTCACTCCTCATCCATCTGTAGCTACCACTCAAGAGTTAGGAGCTTGGACTCGACACTACCTCGCCTTTGTGCTGGTTATTATCTGCACGTGTGCGGCGCTGCTAGTTGCATTAGTGGTGTGGGGCTGTATTCTCTACATCCGAAGCAACCGTAAGCCGTATGAAGTGCTGAACCCATTTGAAACGGTTTACACGAGCGTTCCAAGCAACGACCCCTCAGACGAGGTCTTAGTGTTTGAGCGCCTAGCTTCGGACTCTGACGACTCCTTTGACTCTGATTCAGACGAAGAGTTGGAATACCCACCACCTCCCAAACCAGCTCCACAGCTACCACCCTACCATTGTGCAGACGGGGAAGACGCCCCCAGCGGCAGATCCGGATTCAAGGTTTGGTTCCGCAATACACCCGAAGCGTCTCCGGTTCCGCTTCATAAACCAACGCTACAGGGTCCAGACTACAGCCGGGTAGCGTCGAAGCTAAAGTCCATCCTAAAATGAGCCGCAACAGCGATAACACAGAGTGGTTTGGGGGAATCAACTATGCCGAGGGAATGCGCAAGCGTAAACACAACCCTGTTAAAAACAGCACCTTTCAAGAGTATCTCAACTCGCGTAACGCAAGATATCCCAGATCTGACTCAACTTCCGATTCCGACGAAGACTACACAGCCCGATCGAAGTACGAGTCAGATGTCAGCGAGTTTAAAAAGATGATGGATTTGGAAACTCTACCTACTCCGAAAGCTGAGCCACCCATTCAGAATGCAGAGCCCGCTGCTGCAAAGGAGGAGCCCGTCAGCACCACTAGCTACATTTTAAACGAATGGGTGGCTCCTATGCTTGGACATTTTCTGGCAATGTGTGTATATGATTTGATTTTTAATTAAAAACATTAACCCCTGTAAACATGCGTGTGTCTATTGTGTACGATAGAGTTAAACCCAACCCTAAAGAGTTATATATTTAATCCCCTGGGATACCGCGGCAGTTATATATCCCTCGTCCCACTCATTCGGGCATACAGTGCTTGCCCGGCGGCAGTCTTATCCCCTTAGCTTGCCCTATCTCCCCCGCGGGTTGCACTAGTGCTTGCTTACCCACGCAATCCCCTCTTTCATAAGCTAACCTCTTTCTCTACTAGCTAGTTTCCCCCACCCGCTTAAGCGAGATTTTCCCTCTCCGCGATCACTTTCCACAACCTAAAAAACAGGTTCTAATCGGTTCACCTTTGCTGGTTCCCATACATCTATTCCACCACTACCTTTTTATGGAAAAGGCGGAGGCTCCCTCGGTCGTCATCCCCCTGTCAGTTTCCAACCCCAGCTACCGTGGAAGCGGTATGTTCGGCCCAGAAGTAAGCGAAGAACCATTTGCTAGAGATGCCTGGGTGGCTTCAGCAATGGCAGCTGCAGATGCGGTGGCTGCTGCCGCTACCTCCGCCGAAATCGACAACCCTAACAACGACACGTCCACAGCTGCTTCTGCGAATGGGGGTCCTGGTTTAACACTGGGTGATGACACCTACGGCCTGGACGGCGCTGCCTCAGAGTTCCCGGCTCCACCATCGCCGGAGGTAGTGGGTCTAGAGATTATGGTTGTGCCGTCGCTCGCTACGGAGATTGAGGCAGTCGTTCCAGTAGAAACAATTTCCGCTAGCGCAGCGGCCCCTGCGACCCGCGTAGACGATGGTAACGCTCCACTGCTCGGACTAGAGCAGACACAGGACTACGACTCAGAGTCGGGATGCTATTACAGTGAGAGTGACAATGAAACGGCTAGCATGTTCATACGGCGGGTTGGGCGGCGACAGGCCCGCAGGCACAAGAGGCGGCGCGTGGCTCTTACGGTTGCAGGAGTGATCCTGGTTGTGGTACTATGCGCAATTTCCGGCATCGTTGGGGCGTTTTTGGCACGCGTGTTTCCGTAATACCACAGCTTCCACACAGGCCCCTCGCCCCCTGGTAGACGTCCACTGGAAGTTTTCCACGCCCACACCACCGACGGCACCACCCTTTCATCACTGCTACATCACCGGCCCGGGGCTAGACCCCGGGCGCCTGCGGGAAAATTCCTCCCCGAGGAGGCGGCCGTCGGAGGGGGGGAGGCGCGCCCCGAAGCGGCGCTCGCGCGCTCCCACACCCCCTCGATCCGCCGCCGAGACGCCTCGCCCCGCGGCCGCCCGCCAAACCGGAGACGTGACGTGGACGGAACGCCTACTCTGGGGAGTGTTCGGCCGGACATCCACGCGTTAAAAGGTAGGGGACTCTCGCCAGTACCTCACCTCGCTTTGTTGTTGAGCAGTGGTTTTACACCCGTAAAGCCTTGCCTTGACGCCTACCACTACCGAGCCTTAACAGCATCTCCCTCTCGAAGAGGAGACAAGACAACTTTTTGAAGAGATATAATAATAAGAAGATAGACACGATGAACTCCGACATGATGACAGCTGCCACCGCCAGCACCGAGGTCTTCCGCTGTGCGCTCGCTCGCCGCCGCAATGCCAACCCGCCCCACCTCGTCTTGGCTCCCACCTTCGCCGCAGCAGCGGCCGCAGCCGGTGGAGCCTCCAACTCCGGCGGCGAGGGGGCACCAAAGGGAGAGCGTAAGCACCTGTTCAACCCGTTCGGGTGCATGCTCGGGCGCTCCTACTTCAGGCGGTGCCGCGAAGAGATGAACGAGGGGTACTTCGCCAAGGTCCCCGAGGGCTACTTCCCCGTCGCGCCCAGCGAGGTGCCGTGCCGCGTGCCGGTCGAGGGGGTGGTGGCCGGAGAGGTGCTCAGCTACACCGCCCTGCCGCTGCCTAAGATAGAAAAGCGGTTCTACAAGCAGCTGAACGACGGAACCTTTGTCCGCCTGCCGTTCCTCTACCCGGAGGAGTACTACGATGGCGAGGAGGAACCCGCGGACGAGCGCTATTACATCAGGGCCGACGCCGCCGATGCCAGAAGCGCGGACCCCAGCACCCTACCTGAAGAAGCATTCGCCAAGGTTCCCCCCGCCATCGCCGAGGGGATCACAAATTGGCAGGGACCGAAGAGGGTGCCCATCCCATCGGAGCGCTATGTGATGAAGCTGGGATTTGAGTATCAGTTGCACGTCACGGAAGACGCCTTCCAGGAAGTAAACACCAGCTTCATGCGGCTGGATCTCCAGAGCTCCCCGGACCCCCACCCCAGAGGGTCTAGGCAGCCGCGCGGCCGCGCGCAAGTGTCTTCCGAAAACCCCGAAGACACACCCGTGGCCGTTTGATGCCAAAAAGTTTGTACGGTGTAAAATAATCTGTATTTCTGAACGGCCTGTATTGAGCGTTGTAGCCTTTTTAATAAAACATATAAACCATATTTTTGTGGTGCTGGAGTTTTAGTGGTTACACGCCCTTGTTTGCTGGCGCCCTCTAGTGCCTCTCACACATTACTCGGTCCCACTCATCCTCGGCGGCACCCCACACACCCTGGCATTGTTGGGGGTGTGTGGGGTGTTTTCCCCACTCGGCTCCCAGCTCTGCCCCACTCGGCTCCCAGCTCTGCCCCACTCGGCTCCCAGCTCTGCCCCACTCGGCTCCCAGCTCTGCCCCACTCGGCTCCCAGCTCTGCCCCACTCGGCTCCCAGCTCTGCCCCACTCGGCTCCCAGCTCTGCCCCACTCGGCTCCCAGCTCTGCCCCACTCGGCTCCCAGCTCTGCCTTTGCTTAGTAGCAGTGTGCGTTCTCCTACTCGCCATGACTACCACAACCACCCCAACCAACAATTTCTCCCTTCCTTTTCCCCCAATGAAAAGATAAAACCGGTGAGACCCGGTGGTTGGCCCCCAGGTCTGCACTCCCGCTAGATAGTTGGTGCAGCGGTGGGGGGAAAGGGATAGAGAGATGGAAACACAAACGGGCAGATTCGCTGAAGTGTGGTTTAGTATATAGTGTATATTTTTTAAAAGTTTATCGATTGGCCGGCCACAGCCACCGTTTTGGCGGTGCGGCAAGCCGCTGGAAGCTGGAGCGGGAGCTTGCGGCCACGGGCGCGCAGGTACGCCGCCGCGGCGGCGTGGCGGGGAAACAGCTCGGGCTCGGCGCCGGCCATGTCAAGTAGCGCTACCCAGTAGCGCTCGGCGTCCGCCGGCGGCGTCTCCCCGATCCCAAGCCGGGTCTCGAAAAACCGCGCGCACGCACGCTCGTACATCTGCTGGCGCGAGCAGGCGAACGCGTGTCCCAGGCAGCACCAGTACGCGCAGAAGAGCATGCGGCCGCTGAGCTCAGCGTGGGTTTCCACCGGCGCCGCGCCGAGATCTACGAGGTACCGCCCCACGGCGCGGCGCAGCGGGTCTGCCGAGTGAAAAACGGGCATGGGGCTGGCCGCGTAGCGACCGAACATGTCGCAGAACATGCGGTACACGCGTGGCCAGGCCTCCGCTGGCGGCCCGGTGCCACTCCGGAGCGCGTCCGCGGCCTCCGCCGACACGGCGCGAACGGCAGCGGCAAAGTCTCCCACAGAGCGAGGCAGCGAGACCGCGTGCGCCGCGGTGTCCGTGCTGGTCGGGTACAGCACGTTGGTGCCCGTCCCCATCCCCGCTCCGGACTCCTCGCCGTCGACTGCCATCGGGGAGCCGTTGTGGCCGTGGCCGTACGCGCCGTCCATGCCGTCGTGGTTTAGTGGCTGGGAGATCGGGCGCACTGATTGCGCGTGCCACTCCGCGCGCTGTATTTCCCCGGCGTGGTTGACTATAGCTGTTCCTCCCCCCACCACACCCTTCCCCATTACTTTTCCCCTCCCCCCTGCGGGGGTGTTGTTATTTTTTCGATAGACGTAGGGGGTTGGGTGTGACGGTGCAGGACTTCCCGATTCACAGCTCTTATCCCGAGTAGCGTAGACGGACAACGCTAAACAATAACCGTTTTGTGGTTCCCACTCCCCCCCCGCTGGAGTTCAAAGCACCCAACTATTCATCCCAGCCAGGCAGAAAACAACCATATAAACGAAACCAACCTACAGAGAGTGACGTTAACAATGTCTTTTATTGGTTAATTGTTGGTGCTAGTATGGGTGGGTTGGCGAGTGGGTTTTGGGGCTATGTGGAGGGTGTTTGACGGGTGTGTTAGGGGTTGTGGTGAATCAAGGTGACAACGAGTGGTGGTTTTACTGGTTAAAACGTGGCGCTGGTGTGTCTCAGAGAGCGCGTGCGTCTCTTTAACTTACCGGCGAGCGCTTTTGGTGGGACGCTCGCCCCTAGGGGGCTGGCGCCTGCGGCGCTTTTTGGCAGCGCTGGCGCGGGTTGTAGGGTGGTTGTTGGTGGGCGTATCGGCCTCGCTATCGCTCTCGCTGCTAGACCACTTTCCCGTGCAGCACGAGTCGTCCTCCCCAACGTCAGAAAAGCTATCGTACTCGCTGCTGGCAGTCTCCTCCTCGGGGCTAAACTCCGAGACGCTGCTTTCCACGCTGGCCTCGTCTTCCTCCTCGGAGGGCGACTCGTCACCGCTCACGTCACACTCCTCCCCAAAGAGAGTATTCGGAGGGTCGCTCGGCGGATCCAAGAACCGCTGCTCGTACCGGTCCTCTGAGTTTAGTGCCCTCAGCGTGGCGCGCAGCGGGAAGCTCTGCTCGGGCAGAAGCTGCAGTAGGGACTGCCAGCACTCGAGGGTGGGGCGCGTGTGCGTGTACCCCATGGCGTAAAAATCCAGCAGCACCCTGCGCAAGGTGCGCGAGTCCTCGGTCACGTGGATCGAGGAGGTGGATATCCCCCTGAACAAGCGGTTGACGTCCCCCGCGAGGCGGTTTACGTCTGGGCGCCACGGCGGGGCGCAGAACGCCCCGGGCCCCCGGGCCAGGTACGGGCGCAGGGCCCTCGGGGAAAGCGGCATGCCGTATTCCGGATGGTCCGAGCCACCGGGGAGTCTCGCGGGCACGCGCACGGCGTCAATGCGCTGGCTGGAGCGTGGGGACGGGTTTCCCGCCGGGGGGGAGGGGGTCAGGGACGGGATGATGGGGCTTGTCGACGGCGTCCCCCGCTGGGCCATGCGGCAGGATCCGTCGCACGCCCCGCACGGCTGGCCGTGGGGCATGGCTGGGGTCGCTGGAGCTGGGCTGGGGTCGCTGGAGCTGGGGTATCCGTTGGCGTTCTAGCCTGTAAACGAATGGAAAAACATTATAACCGACCACCGACCACCGACCACCGACCACCGACCACCGACCACCGACCACCGACCACCGACCACCGACCACCGACCACCGACCACCGACCACCGACCACCGACCACCGACCACCGACCACCGACCACCGACCACCCGCGATACCCCCACACCTACCTCGCTAGGTTTCCGTGGCGTGGATGCACGTCAAAAAGCTCTGGGTTTCAAGCTGCGTGTGTACCCACACCTGGTAGTCCGCCGGGTAATATATACACGAGTTCCATATTCTCCGCCCTCCGGGAGGCGGATACAGGTGCATTACCACGCCTTTTCAATCGATAGATTATCGATTATCGGACGAAAATTGGAAACGCGTCCCGTGGTACAAATCCTTTACCCTGATTGGCACAGAGGCCCGTTCGCACCAATCACCAATAAGTTATAATAATAATTATTGCAACAAAGTGCGAACACTACGTGTTCGCACTTCTTATCCGCTCCACGACCCTATCCCTTGTATCGGGAGCGCGCATGGCACAGTGCCAACTAGTGGGCACGGTGAGCCGGTCCTACCTGACGCGGGTATGGACCCAGCACCCGTATTTTAGCGCCCCCCCCATAACCGCAGACGGTAAACCAGCCATGCGATTCGTCGCACGAAAATTTTTTGGCCCCCCCCCACCACATTAACCGTATACCCTCCCCTCGGTTTTATTGAGCAAAAATTTTATTGACACCCCCCCCTTATCCGTACTGGGGGGAGGGGTACTTCTGTGTGCGCGTGGTAAAAAATCGATAACGGGGGGTGGTGTGTGACGATAGAAAGTGAAACCTCTATATGTATCTCCCAGGGTGTATGGATGGGGCTGCTTTGGGTATTTATGTGTGACCCTGTACCCGTGGGAAAAATGTGACGAACGGAAACCGCTTATACGTTACGACGATTGTACGTGCTTGCGGTAGGATCTCAAAAAAAAACGTGGGTGGGTCATGGAGGGGGGTGGACGTGAGCGGAAGGTGGGCATCGGGCATTTCCCCCCTCTCCCCGCAACTGTTTTAAGCCACGCCCCATTACTTCATTTAAATATTGGGAGGGCGACCCGTGTTACGCCGATAGGGCAGGAGTGGCTTGAGTGTATAGCGTCACATCGTGGCGTCACATGTTAATGGGCTAGGTGGCGCCACGAGGCGGTTGGCTGTAGTAATTGCATCTGCCAGGGTTAACACACGAGGGCGCCACCATACGGACGTGTATGAAAGCGCATGTAAAACAGTGTTTTAAAACAGCGCCGCCGCGTGGCTCTTTTTGAGATAATATGTAAATCAGCACACGTAGATATCATCCCGCCCAAAACACACACAAGAGCGATACATGTTTTAATTGGTTTAACTTTAATGAGATTCAACCGGGAAATACAAAGACGCGTTAACGCCCACCTTCCTCTCCCCGCCCACTTTTTTACACCATTTCCGTTTTCAGTCGGAAATATCACGCTCGCCATTTTTATTAAAATTACTTTTGAAGCCCATGCCCCAGGCTCCTCCCCGACTACTCGGTATGCAGATGAGATTTACCAGGAAGTGTCATGGCGTCCGAGTGCGGCCATCTTTATGCAGATCAGCGGCGCCATCCCAAATCCTGTTGGCGAGACGCGCTTCCGGGGGAGGAGACGCATGCAGATGAGATGTGCATTGAGGTGTCATGGCGTCCGGGGGCGTCCATCTTTATGCATATGAGAGGCGCCATTCGGCATCCCGTTGGCGCGACGCGCTTCCGGGGGAGGAAACACATGCAAATCAAAAACGACATACGGGTTCTCATTGGTGGGAGCGGGGGGAAGGCGATAAGCGCACGCAAATGCAAAGCGCGGGACCGGTTCCCATAGGCTAGAGCCGATACACGCCCACCGCCCACTGTCAACAGCCGATCCAGAACAATAGTGTGGGTTGGCCACTCCCACTAAGGGGAGGATACAAACCCCATCGTAGTAGTATAAAGCACCTGTTGCTCACCCATCGTAGCATCGCAGACTAGGGAGCCTTTCAGCTCACTGGATCAGCCAGCCTTCCAGGACTATCGATCGCATCTTGAAAAGCTTACCCGCTTTTGGCACTCCTTCTTCGGCTTTCGGAGGTAAGAGTCCCCCGAGAACACGACCGGCTTCGATTTTTCCTTCCTCCCGGGAAAAGCGTTAGAAAACGGGGCGAGTGCCAAGAAGGCCATAGAGCCCATCCAACAACGCTGGCCAAAAGGAGCTCCGAGGTTCGCTTCGACCCAGCGGTCGATAGCGCGGTGTAATACTTACCGCGGCCGGGAAAGGCTATACCTTTCTCGGGCAGACCCGGCAGGCTTCTGCTTCGGCGGAGCTCGGCGCGAAACCCTGGATATCTGACGGGGCGTGGTTACCACCCAAGCGGGGGAGAGGCCCCGGCCGCTCGCGTTCCCTTTTACCATTCGGCTCCGCTCCAACTCAACATTTTTTCCGCCTCTGCCTTTCCAGGTTAGAGAAGCGGCGCCCGTCGTCCGTGTGCCAGCCGCGGAACCCCGCCACCGGCCAACCGCCAAAAAACCTTCCCTTTTCGGTCTTCCGAGCGAGCCCTTCGTGTGGCGGTTCTCTACCCCGACGCCGGAGCTCGCACGCCATGGCCAGCCAGCGCAGTGACTTCGCCACGGACCTCTACGACTTCATAGAGAGCAACGACTTCGGCGAGGACCCTCTCATCCGCGCAGCCAGCGCGGCCGAAGAGGGGTTCACCCAGCCCACCGCGCCCGACCTGCTGTACGGCAGCCAGGGCATGTTCGGGGTGGACGACGCGCTCCTCGCCACCCCGGCGGTAGTCATCCCGCCGTCCCCGGCTCCCGAGTCCCGCGGCGGGAAGGCGAAGCGGTCTCCGGCCCCTACCACCACCGCCGGAGCCGCGCCGGCTTCTCCCGCGCCCAGCCCGGCTCCGGGGCTCGCGGCGATGCTGAAGCTGGTCCACTCCTCCGCGGCCGCCGGGAACGGCCGCCGGGCTACGGGCTCCTCCGGCGGGGACACGGCCGACCCCGGCGACGGCAGCGACACCGAGACCTGCCCCGGGTCCCCGCATGCCGAGTTTTCACCCTCGGCCTCCCCGCGGAGGTCCCCGGCGCCCCGGGTTCGGAGCATCTCCATCTCATCGTCGTCCTCGTCCTCCTCCTCGATGGAAGACCAGGCGGATGGTGCCGGGGCAAGTAGCTCCTCTTCGTCGTCCTCCGACGACAGCGACAGCGACGAAGGCGGCGAGGAGGAGACCCCTCGCCCGCGGCACTCGCCGGACGCCGCGAAGACCCCGTCGGCCACCGGCTCTCCCGGGCCCTCCGGTGGAGGGAATCGCCCGGCTGCTGGGGCCGCCACCCCAAAGAGCTGCCGCTCCGGTGCCGCTTCCCCGGGCGCGCCCGCGCCCAGCCGCCCGGGAGGAGGCCTCCTCCCTCCGGGGGCTCGCATTTTAGAGTACCTGGAGGGCGTCCGCGAGGCCAATCTGGCCAAGACGCTGGAGAGGCCCGAACCGCCCGCGGGAATGGCTTCTCCGCCGGGCCGGAGCCCTCACCGGCTTCCCAAGGACCAGCGTCCGAAATCGGCTCTGGCTGGAGCGTCCAAGCGCAAGCGGGCCAACCCCAGACCCATACCCCAGACCCAGGCACCGGTCGAGGAGGCCCCGCGTACGGCCTCTTGGGACTTGCTGGACATGAACTCATCCCAGGCCGGCGCAGCAGCAGCGCCGGCGGCGGTGGCTCCGTGTGGCCCGGGCTTCTACCAGCGCGAGCTTCTGCTCACTCCGTCCGGGGACCCCTGGCCAGGGTCGGATCCGCCGCCGATGGGGAGGGTGCGATACGGGGGGACCGGGGACTCGCGGGACGGGCTGTGGGACGACCCCGAGATAGTCCTGGCCGCCTCGCGCTATGCCGAGGCGCAGACACCCGTACCGGTCTTCGTGCCGGAGATGGGGGACTCTACCAAGCAGTATAACGCTCTGGTCCGCATGGTGTTCGAGAGCCGCGAAGCCATGTCCTGGCTGCAGAACTCTAAGCTCAGCGGGCCCGACCAGAACCTGGCGCAGTTTTGCCAAAAGTTTATCCACGCTCCGCGCGGACACGGCTCCTTCATCACCGGGAGCGTGGCCAACCCCCTGCCCCACATCGGGGATGCCATGGCGGCCGGGAACCCGCTCTGGGCCCTGCCGCACGCGGCCGCCTCGGTGGCCATGAGCCGCCGCTACGACCGCACGCAGAAGAACTTCATCCTCCAGAGCCTCCGGCGCGCCTACGCGGACATGGCCTACCCGAAAGACGAGGCGGGGAAGCCGGACTCACACACCACCGCGGCCGGGGTTTCGGCCGGCTACCCGGCTCAGGCCGCCGCTACCGCGCCAGCCCAGCAACAACCCGAAACCCCGGCGGTCTCAGTCCGCGTCCGCGAAGCGTACACCCGGGTCTGCGCCGCCCTCGGGCCACGTCGCAAGGCCGCCGCGGCCGCTGTCGCTCCCGGGACCAAGGCACCCAGGCCGTCCGCCTTCAGACTCAGGGAGCTCGGGGACGCTTGCGTGCTAGCCTGCCAGGCCGTCTTCGAGGCCCTTCTGCGCCTCCGCGGCGGGGCGTCCGCCGTCCCCGGACTGGACGCCAGCGAAATTCCCTCTCCCGCCTGCCCTCCCGAGGCGCTGTGCTCCAACCCGGCCGGGTTGGAAACTGCGGCCCTCTCCCTCTACGAACTCAGGGACCTGGTCGAGCGGACCAGGCTCCTCGGGGACTCAGACCCTACCCACCGCCTGGGCGCCGACGAGCTGCGCCTCGCGGTGCGCGCCGTTCTGGTGGTGGCCCGGACCGTGGCGCCGCTGGTGCGCTACAACTCCGAGGGGGCCCGGGCCCGGGCCTCGGCCTGGACCGTTACTCAGGCCGTGTTCAGCATACCCAGCCTTGTTGGGGGGTTGTTGGGGGAGGCCGTGTCCCTGCTAGCCCCACCGACTCGGTCCCAGCCCTCCTCGTCTTCTCCCGGCGGCGAGGGCAGCCAGCAGCCCTTCTCCGGCTCCGCGGCCGCGGAGGGGAGCCTTCCACCCCTGTGGCCCACCGTCCCTGGGAAGCAGTCTGCGGCAGCCCCCTCGACCCACTCCCAGTCCCCTCAGCACTCCCAGAGCGGCGGTGGTGGGGCGACGACCGCCACCTGCTGCCGGGCCACGCAGACCAGCGGCCGCTCCCAAGGGCAGCAGCCGCAGAAGGCCCGCTCCACGCAGGCGGCTGCCTTCCCGGCCCCCCTCAGCCAGGAGGGGATGCCCGGCTCCTCCTCGGACGACCGTGCCGTCCACGGGCGCCCCAGAGGCAAGAGCAGCAAGCGACGCTCCGAGCCCCTGAAGCCGGCGGCCCAGGCTGGAGCCCCGGCCTTCTCCTCATCCGCCCGGGGATACGAGCCCTCCTCTGGGCCGGTCGACAGCCCTCCGGCCCCCAAGCGCAGAGTGGCCACCCAGGGCCACCAGGTTCCCCGGGCCCTGGGACCCATGCCAGCTGAGGGCCCCGACCGTCGGGGCGGGTTCAGGCGCGTTCCCCGCGGAGACTGTCACACTCCGCTGCCCAGCGACGCGGCCTGCGCTGCCTACTGTCTCCCCGAGCTGGTGTCCGAGCTCATCGACCACCCGCTGTTTCCCGAGGCCTGGCGTCCCGCGCTCACCTTCGATCCCCATGCCCTAGCCACCATCGCGGCTCGCTGCAGCGGACCGCCGGACAAGGACGGCGCGCGCTTCGGTTATGTGGAGGCGAGCGGACCGCTGAGACCGTCGGATGCCTGGATGCACCAGATCCCCTATCCCCGAGGACGTGAAGGTGGTGGTCCTCTACTCCCCGCTCAGGACGAGGATCTGCTGGGCGGACTCCCGGCTGCTCGCCCCGGCGGCTCGCGGCGCGAGCCCCTCTGGTCCGACATCAAGGGCGGACTCTCGGCGCTGCTGGCGGCCCTGGGGAACCGCGTTCTCACCAAGCGGTCCCACGCCTGGGCCGGCAACTGGACCGGAGCTCCGGACGTGTCGGCCCTCAACGCCCAGGGGGTCCTGCTCCTCTCCACCGGGGACCTGGCCTTCACCGGCTGCGTCGAGTACCTCTGCCTCCGCCTGGGCTCAGCCAGACGCAAGCTCCTGGTGCTGGACGCGGTCTCCAGCGAGGACTGGCCCCAGGACGGTCCTGCGATCAGCCAGTACCACATCTACATGCGGGCCGCCCTCACCCCGCGGGTCGCCTGCGCCGTGCGCTGGCCCCGGGAGCGCCACCTCAGCCGCGCGGTGCTAACCTCCAGCACCCTCTTTGGGCCCGGACTGTTTTCGAGGGCCGAAGCCGCCTTCGCGCGCCTGTACCCGGACTCGGCGCCCCTGAGGCTGTGCCGGGCGGCCAACGTGGCCTACACGGTGGACACTCGCGCCGGGGAGCGCACTCGCGTTCCCTGCCTCCGAGGGAATACCGCCAGCGCGTCCTGCCCGACTACGACGGCTGCAAGGACATGCGAGCCCAGGCCGAGGGGCTCGGCTTCCACGACCCGGACTTTGAGGAGGGCGCTGCGCAGAGCCACCGCGCGGCCAACCGCTGGGGCCTCGGGGCCTGGCTGCGCCCCGTGTATCTCGCCTGCGGCCGGCGCGGAGCAGGGGCCGTGGAGCCATCGGAGCTGCTGATTCCCGAGCTGCTGAGCGAGTTCTGCCGGGTGGCGCTATTGGAGCCCGACGCCGAGGCCGAGCCCCTGGTGCTGCCCATCACCGAGGCCCCCCGCCGCCGAGCCCCGCGAGTCGACTGGGAGCCCGGCTTTGGCTCTCGCTCGACCTCGGTCCTCCACATGGGCGCCACTGAGCTGTGTCTGCCCGAGTCCGACGACGAGCTCGAGATCGACGGGGCCGGCGACGTGGAGCTTGTGGCCGACCACCCCGGCCCCAGTCCCGGCGCGGCCCAGGCTTTCCGCCGCGCTCCCATCAAGATCGAGGTGGTGTCGGACGACGAGGACGGGGGAGACTGGGGCAACCCATACCTCTCCTGAACACGATGGAGCGCCTCCCTGTGGACAAAAACAAAAAATCAGTACATCCACAACTATGTGTCCGCCCATCACAACGCGGACTCCGCCTAGAGCCCACCTCCCTTTGTTGACGCCCAACCCCACTCCGCCCTCTGATGACGCGACGAAGAAGGCCCTCCCCGGACGACATGTGAGGAACGAAGGGGGCGTTGTATCTAGCAGCCCACGTTCCTTATTGCTCACATGTCTGCCCAATCGGTGGGCATTTCAGGCTTTCCCTTTTCGGTGACTGGTTGTTTTCAATAAAGATGTTTTTTTTCAAATTTTAACCAACCGCGTGGTCTGTGTTTGATGGGCGGGTTGATGGGCGGGTTGATGGGCGGGTTGATGGGCGGGTTGATGGGCGGGTTGATGGGCGGGTTGATGGGCGGGTTGATGGGCGGGTTGATGGGCGGGTTGATGGGCGGGTTGATGGGCGGGTTGATGGGCGGGTTGATGGGTCCTGCTCCTCCCCTTCCTGCTCCTCCCCTTCCTGCTCCTCCCCTTCCTGCTCCTCCCCTTCCTGCTCCTCCCCTTCCTGCTCCTCCCCTTCCTGCTCCTCCCCTTCCTGCTCCTCCCCTTCCTGCTCCTCCCCTTCCTGCTCCTCCCCTTCCTGCTCCTCCCCTTCCTGCTCCTCCCCTTCCTGCTCCTCCCCTTCCTGCTCCTCCCCTTCCTGTACGTCACTGCCACCACGTCACTTCCTGCTCCTCCCCTTCCGGTGACGTCATTGGCTCCTCCCCTTCCGCTTCCGGCCACACCCCTTCCGGTGACGTCACTTTGACCCCCCCCCCAAAGGCCACGCCCCCCTATTCAAATGAGGGGGCCAGTAGTGGGCGGAGGGGGGCCAGGTTCTCTCTCGGGAGCGGGCGGGTGACCCTTGAACAGATGGCCCTGGTAGAGAGACTTGGTCAAGAGAGCCAGAGCGTGTCAGTAAAGACCACTGATCGGTATACAGGTAGTGAATGGTGGCTTACACAGTGGCTAGAGATGGTCGGGAAGGGGGAGGAAGAGAGATGGGGAAACTAGGTACTACTGGGACTATTCCACAGTTAGAGTATTTCCAAGCTGTCCTGAGGAGTAGCTGAGAAAAGTTGATGTGCCCACTTCAGTGATATAGTCTGTAACCCATAGTAACACTACTCCACTTAGTTTATCCCCACTATATGCCCGGCTTGTCTATACTGCGCTTTCACTAAGGCGGTTAGGTGTGCTAATAGGCACATCATGGGGTGTTGTGGTAAATAGCAGTAGTTCCCCCCTAGAGCAGGTAAACTGCAAGTTTAATAATACACGGCAGGGGGACTATGGCAGGGGGACTATGGCAGGGGGACTATGGCAGGGGGACTATGGCAGGGGGACTATGGCAGGGGGACTATGGCAGGGGGACTATGGCAGGGGGACTATGGCAGGGGGACTATGGCAGGGGGACTATGGCAGGGGGACTATGGCAGGGGGACTATGGCAGGGGGACTATGGCAGGGGGACTATGGCAGGGGGACTATGGCAGGGGGACTATGGCAGTTTTTTGTGTTAAATGGCACCGGTAGACAAACCCTTAACTAGGCAACCCCAAACAGCATCGCAGTACACACGCAGAGAATAGAGCGCCACCATGTGCTCACCCGGGGGTTTCCCTCCCACCAATTGCATTCAAACGGCTCCCCATGCTACACCCCTTAATACAGATGTTCGATACATTTGAACCGTATACCGAGCAAATTTGGCATGCGTTCAAAATGCTAATTTAAAGCATATGGGTGGTGTTAAATGGGCGTGCATAACCACGTGAGTTTTACAGCCAGATATATGAATGGCACCAAGCCTGGTTTTAACAGCTGATACAGCCTTTTCTTTAGAAACTCTTCAAAATCGCTGCCACCATGGCAACTGTTGCAGAGCGGTGCCCGATTTGCCTGGAGGACCCCCCAAGCAACTACTCTATGGCGCTTCCATGCTTACATGCGTTCTGCTACGTGTGTATTACGCGCTGGATACGACAAAACCCGACCTGTCCTCTTTGCAAAGTGCCGGTCGAATCTGTGGTGCACACCATCGAGAGTGACAGCGAGTTTAAAGAAACCAAGGTGAGCGTGGAGTTTAATCTCCAGAGGATCGCCGGGAACCGAGGACGAGTCGTAATCAGTC